TCACTCAGAGTCGTCCGAAGCCCCCTTGAGCCCGGCCTCGACCAGCGCGCGGATGGCGTCGTTGGAGCCGCTGAGCACGTGGGCGTAGATCCGGAACAGCACCTCCAGTGAGTGCCCCGCCCACTCGGCGACCTGCTTCGGCGGCACGCCGGAGCTGAGCCACAGCGAGACGCCAGCGTGGCGCAGGTCGTAGGGCGAGGCGGCCAGGTCGGTCGCCGCCAGCTCGGGCGGCAACGCCTTCTCCCTTGCCTTGCGCCACGCCCGCAGGATCGTCAGCTTGGGCAGCTCGTCGTTGTTGCGCTCGCCGCGGAACAGGCGGCCGTCCTCGGCCGTGCCGTACACGCGCATGTGGCGGTGCAGCAAGGCGGTCAGCTCAGGCGGACTGGGGACCGGGCGGATCGTCCCGGCGTCGCGCTGCTTGAGCTGGCGCTCGTCTCGGTTCTTCCCGCTGTCGGTCCACTCCTTGCCCGCGTGCGGGCGGGCGGTCTCCAAGTGGATCTCCCCCCAGCCCTCCTCGGGCAGCGAGAGCTGGTGCTTGGACAGCGCCGCCGCCTCCTCCGGGCGCATCCCGGCGTAGTAGAGGCAGCCGAAGAACGCCACCAGGCGCGGGCCGCTGCGCTTCTGCACCCGCACGGCGTCCAAGAGGTCGCGCACCTGCGCCGGGTTGGCAACGCGGCGCTGGTCGATGGCCTGGACCGTCTTCCGCGGCGCGATCCACTTCAGGGCCGGGATGGGGTTGGTGTCGAGGAGCTTGCGCTCCACGGCGTACTCCATCGCCGTGCCGAGGATCTTGCGCTGGCGCGAGACGACGCTCGGCGCCGCGGGCTTGCCGTCGAGCTTGACCGCGAGCCTGTCGAGCAGGGGCCGCAGCACCTGCGCGTCGCGCAGCGCGGTCACGGGCAAGGTGTTCGCCTGCACCCACTTCAGCGCCCGGCGCACGTCCTCGGGCACGTCGGCCCCGGCCCGGCGGGAGGTGTTGAATCCCCAGCGGGTCAGCGCACTGCGGATCAGCGCGTCGTCCGGCTTGCCCTTGGTGGAGGAGAACATCGCCGGGGTAGCCCTGGTCAGCGCCTCGGCGTGCGTCCGCCGCGTCGTGGCCGCGACGTGCGGCCACTTCATGTCCACGAACGCGCAGGCGAACTCGTACCAGGACATCTCGTCGGACTGCCGGGCCATCGACACGGGCAGCCCGTCGAAGACCCGGAACGCCTCGCCCTTGCGGGCGGCAGCGATCAGGTCGGACCGGAATCCCTCGGCGAGCGCCTTGGTTGCGTACTTCTGCTTGAAGCGCTTCCTGATGACCCTCCACTGCACCCAGTAGGTGAAGGTGTTCTTCTTGCCCTTGTGCGGGTACGCATCGAGCACAAAAATCTGGACGTCGTAGCTCGTCTCGTCCGTCATGCTGATTCCTCCAGTTCTTCCAGCCACCGCTCGTAATCGGCGACCCGGATTCGCAGCTCGCCGTTAGGTAGGCGGATGCACTTCGGGCCGCGCCCCTTCGCGCGCCAGTCGTAGAAGGTGGACCGGCTGATTCCGAGGTCGGCACACACGTCAGCGACAGTGAGGCGGCTAGGGGTCAAGGGGTGGTTCTCCGATTCGAATTCGAGAAGGGGTGCGGGGCGCCCAAAACTGGAGCGCCCCGCCTTCGTTCAGCGCCTCACAGACTGGAGACGATCTTCGCCACGTTCGACGACTGCGGGAGGATCGCGAGGTGCCAGGGCGCCATCACTCGCACCTCGTCGAACTCCACCCAGACGTCGATGTGGCCGCCGTCCGGCGCGTTCGGCCGGAACCTGACCCGTTGCCCCTTACCGAGGCCGATCGGCACGTCGGCGTAGGGGTTCAGCACCGCGTCCGACTCCTCGGGCCGGGTGGTGAGTCGGGCCTCGTCCGCGCGCTGGTCGGCCGCAAGGACGTCGAACGCGGCGTTGCGGACCGCGCGCCGGAGGCGCTCCATCCGATCGCGAGCCCAGCGCGGGAGCTTCTCCTCTCGCGAGTCGGCCTCGATCAGCTCTGCGAGCCTGGCGTCGATCACGCCTCGAATGCCCGCGCCTGGCGCAGGCTGCGCAGCAGCTCGGCGTCGCCGTCGTGCTCGGCCAGGCGCTCGTAGGCGGTCACGTGCACGACCATCTCGCCTGCGCCCTTGGCGATCCCGTCGTGCAGCACCTCCAGGAGCCGGTCGAAGCCCTGGATGCGCATCGCACCGTCCGTGTAGTACGCCCGGCGGAAGCGGCGCCCGATCAACTGCCGCGTCAGCGGTGATGCGGCGGCGTAGACCTGCTGGTGCCGGAACTGCTGGAAGTCGAGACGCTCCTCGCGGAAGCCGACGATCAGGATGTCGGCCTCGTGGGCGAGCTCGGGTGCCTTGCGGGTGACAGGGGCACTGGCGTTGGTCACGGAGAGGGGCCGTCCTTCGGTGGTGGTGGAAGGCCAGACGGTCTGGCCTGGGCGGAAGTGCAGGGACTCGGTCACCGGGCGCGCTCCTCGGCGGCCTGGAGCTCGATCTCGTCGGCAACGTCGCGGAGCATGGAGACGAGCGCGGCGTCAGAGTCGGCCGCCAGGTTGCGGCGGTCGAAGTAGCCGACCGTCTGGCCGGGCAGGTCGCCGACCTTGATGAAGAAGGGCACGCGGCGGTGGGGCGGAATGCTCACCAGCCGCGCTCGCGGAAGTCGATGCGCTCACCGAGTGGGCTGGGCGCGAAGCCGTCCGGCGGGAGGCCGCGGAGCATGGCGTTCTGGCGCCGCATCGCGTCCACCGCGTTGACGACCCGGCGCATGTTCAGCGGGGACCAAGTGTGGTCGATCATGTCCTTGGCGAGGTCCACGCCGACCAGACGGCCGATCTCCATCACCAGGGCGCGGGCTTCACCACCGCGGGCGTTCTCCTCGTAGACGGCGTGCTCGACCGCGCGCAGCGCCCGCTGGAGCTCGGCGCTCACGCGGCCACCCGGCACTCGGCCTCGTGGTCGGCCAGCACGCGCCTGGAGCTCTCGACCTTGTCCTTGGCGGTGGCCACGAACCCGAGGTTGCGGGCCGTCTCGTTGCGCGCGGCTCGGCGCGCGACGCGGCCGAGGTTGGCGCGCTCCATGCTGAGCGAGGCGCGGTGTCGCGTACAGGTCATGCAGCTCACGCGGCCACCCCCGACCAGCGCGCAGCGCGGGCGTTGTGCGCCCGGCGCGACAGCTCGGTCAGGTGGAGCAGGCCCGCGGGGCACTCGTAGACGCGGTTCTCCCGCTTCATGCCGCGCCGCGAGCCGGGGGTGTTCTGGTCGGCCCAGCGTTCACGACGGGCGCGGGCGCGGCCGAGAGCCTTCTCGGCGTCGTGGTCGTCCAGGAACCCGCGCTTCTGGCAGGTGTCGCACCACTCGTACGGAACCGTCTTGGTGTTGCTCACAAGGTCACATCCATTGGGTCGTGCACTCAGGCCGTCTCGGGAACGGCCTGAGCGGGGGACTACGTCGGGAGGGGGCTACTTCACGTCTTGCTTGCAGGCGCAGCCGCGGACCGCACATCGACCGCCGAAGGTGGGGTGCTCGTGCGCTCCGTGGGGGTGGTTGCAGGTCGCGCAGCGTTCGCTCGGCGCGATCTGGTTCTTGCCCAGCCGGGCCAGGAACGCGCCCGTGCTGCACAACTTCAGCGACATGGCCTCGCCGCCGAGCTTCGCCTTGTTGGCGAACTTGACGACTTCGGCGTCCGAGGTGAACGGGCCCCAGGCGATCTGGAGCTGGCCGGGGCCGAAGCGGTGCACGAAGGCGTAGAACTCGCGGTCGGCGAACAGCTCGGCGACGCGCTTGATCACGTCCTTGGCGAGCGCCTCGGCCGAGTCGTAGCCGTCGCTCTCCAGGAGCTGAACGACGGCCGCGACCTCGTTCTTGCGGGGGGTGATCTTCACGAGATGAACCGGCAACCTCTCAGGTTACACACTCAGCCCTGCGAAACGGGCGGGACGTAGACGACAAGGAGCCCCTCGGCGATCTCTTCAGCCGCTTCGATGGTGTAGGTGCCGGACCAGCCGGGCTGCAACCAGCGCCCCGTCCCGTCCTTAACGAAGACCTGCCCGCTGACCTCGTTCACGATCACCGCGCCGGGACGCAGGGCCGTCAGGTCGGCAAAGTCGAGCACCTTCCGGTAGGTGGGCGCGTCGGTCAGCACCACCAACTCCTTCGCCCGGAAGGGGAAGACGATGGACGAGCCGTCGAGCTTCACGTACACGAAGCCGAACTCGATCTCCCGCACCGTGCCCGTGGTGCCCCGCGGCGCAGTGCCGGGGGTCGCGTCGGACATCACGCGGACGCGGTCGCCCACGGCGATCGAGGGGGCGTACTCGGCGGGCGCGGCCTGGATCTTGACCGGGTCCAAGAAGACCGTGCCGCCGGTCTCGGTCCGGGCGAAGTAGTGCTTGCCCCCGTCCGACACAGGGTCGTCCGCCAGCTCGATGATCGTGAAGACCTGGGCGTGTGGGTGGTCGCGCAGCACGACCTCGTCCCCGGCCTCGAAGACCGGGAGGACGTCCTGCCTGGGCCCGGTGGTCGGATCGCCGTCGATCGTCACCGAGCCGAGGGTCCCGACCATCACGACCGCGCCCCCCGTCTGACCACTCAGGTTGTTCTCAACGTACACTGTGGACTCCTTCGCTCCGTTGTCTCTCAGGTTACACACTGCGTACTGGGTGTGCAAGCTGGGATACGTGAAAAATCAGGCCGATCGCTTGGGCGAGTCGAACCGGTCATCGGTGCCGATGTCCCGGAGCTGGAACGACAGCATCGCCAGGCAGTGCCAGGCGGCGTGCGCCAGGTGCGGCAGGCCGCTTTCCGGGTCGAGCTCCTCGCCCGCCCAGAACGCCAACAGGTGCCGCTGGCAGGCGTCAAAGCTCAGGCTCCAGGCGTAGCCGCGCAAGTAGTTGTGCTGGTCGTACTTCGCGGCACCGAAGCCGGACGCCTCGGCCAGCACGAGCAGGGCCTTGGGATCGAGGCTGCCCAGCGAGGCCAGCTTCTTGCCCTTCGCCCCGCCGGTCTCCGACACGACGCGGACCTCCTCGCCGCGCTTGAGCGGCGCGGCGGCCTCCGGCAGTCGCAGGCGCACGCGCTCGATCCGCGGGGACGCCTCTCGGCCGCTCTCCAGCAAGATGTTCACGCGCCAGCGGTCGTCGTCGTCGCGCCACATCACCGGACCCGAGGCGGGGACCGTGCCACGCACGTGACCGAAGTTGCCCGCGAAGACCTCGACGTCGTCACCAGCCCCGAAGGGGAGGGAGGGGCTCTTGGTCATCAGGCGGCCCGCAGCTCGCGCAGCTCGATGTACGGCGCCCACTCGGGGTGCCGCGACACCAGCTCGCGGGCGTAACGGGAGGTGTAGATGTCGTTCAGAGCGAACGTGCCAGGGGCAACGGCCTTGCTCCGCTCCCACCTCATACGCTCCCAGAGCATCTTCACTCCAAGCTTGCGCTTGCCTGCCTCGAACCACTCGACGGCCAACCGTTCCAGGGTTTCGAGCACCTCTGGGTTGTCCAGGTGGAACTGCTCGAACCTCTGCTGGATCGTCTGCTGCACTAGGCGCTCCTCCTCATGGCAGGCTCATCAGCGGTGGGATGCCAGCCCACCGGACCGTCCGCGCGGGACGGTTTCGCCTCAGCTCTGCGGCTTGGACTCGTTGTAGTAGCGGGCCCAGAAGTTGGTGATCGTCGCGTCGATCACCAGGTGTGGCACCTCGACGATGCGCGCAACGAGGCCGCGCACCAGCGCCGCGTCGCCCGCCTCGCGTGCCAGGCGTGCGAAGTCCTGGTACGCACGTTCCTTGCGTGCCAGCAAGGGCGCCGCTCGCTCGTGCAGCTCCCCGTGGGACAGCGCAACCACATGGCGCACATAGGCACTCATCGCCCCGTCGTTCACCAGGCGCAGGTCCCACACCACCTGCGGAATGGCCGGGATCAGGACGCTGATCGCGTCGATGCACCCGTTGCACCGGTTGCGGTCGTTGCCCGCGTGGTAGATCGAAGACCCCATCGCGTTGGTCTCTGGGCAGCCCGGCGTGTAGCACAGGCCGCCGAAGTTGCCCCTTACCCCAGCGGTCGCGGTCATCTTGCTCCCCTCGTTTTGGCAGGCTCATCAGCGCAGGGATGCCAGCTCTGCGGACGCCTCACGGCGTTTCGCCTTGCTCAGGACCCGTCGAGGCCCTTGAACTCGGCCAGGGCCTGCACTCGCGCCTCGTCCGCGTCGTCGGCCTCGACACCGAAGAACCAGCCCCTGTCGTGCTGGTCAACGATGTTGACCTGGCCGCGCGTCACGGCCGCGACCGTGAGGTCTTCGCCGTCCTCGCTGGTCACTCCGATCACCGTGTAGAAGTCCATCTCGCTCACTCCTCCTCTTGGCAGGCATCATCAGCACGGACACGCCAGGTCCGTGAACCCCCGAGAGGGGGTTTCGCCTTGGTCAGGCGGTGGGGCCGGGGTCCGCGTAGCCCGCAATAACCCCGTTCGCGTGGTGCACGTAGACGTGCGGCCCCTCCAACTCCAGGTAGCCCACCTCCGGGACGAGCTCCTCGGCCGGAGTGCTCCCGTCCTCGACGGTCGGCACGTCGTAGCCGCCGCAGCCGTCGAAGTCCTCCGCCAACTGCCACCGCTCACCGCAGCAGGTGTCCGCGTCGTCGAAGTTCAAGCCGATCTCGCTGGCCCGGCGGTTGGCCTCCTCGGCGGAGGTTGCCTCGATCACCACGTGCTTCGTGATCCCGCGGGCCCGGTCGAACACGAACCGACCGCCCGTGTTGGTCTGCCGGAACTCGTAGAACTTCATGGGTCACTCCCTCTTGGCAGGCTCCTCAGCACGGACATGCCAGGTCCGTGGACCCCGCCAGGGGGTTTCGCCGGTTACCGCTCCACCTCGCTCAGGTCGAGGAAGTGGCGAATGCCGAGCGGTCGCGTGACGCGGCGCCACTCGGTGCCGTAGTGCTCCCTGGCGTGCCGGTCGCACAGCGCGACGTTGTCCGAGCTGCCCTCCAGGCACGTCCCTCGTGCGTCGCAGTAATCGCAGATCGGCCGGACCTTTACCGACTCCACGAACGCGGCGTCCGACCACTGCCCTTCCGCGTGGCAGACCAGCACCTTGGCGTCGGTGGAGCTGAACGCCAGCGTGTGGACCGTCGCGGACTCCTTGCCACGCCTCAGCGTGACGGCGTACTCCCTGACCAAAATGCTCATGGGTGACCTCTCGCTCGGCAGGCATCCTCAGCACGGGAATGCCAATCCCGTGGACCGCCTCCGGGGAGGCGGTTTCGCCGGTCTTAACGGGTGCCACTGGTACTGGCGCACAGGCAGCACAGGGCCGGCCCTCCTTTCCGTCCACAGCAGACTCATCGGCGGCGGGATGCCAGCCCGCCGGACCCCGCGAGGGGGTTTCGTCGTACGCCTCAGTCGGCGGCGTTGATGCGCGTGGTCACCCGCTCCTGGAAGCTCGCCCATGCGCGGTGCAGGTTGTCTCGCGTCGAGACGCTGTCGAAGTAGCGGCCCCAGGACCACTCCCGTGGGGCGTGTTCGAACACCGACACCACGCCGGTCGCGTACTCCAGCCCCAAATCCCCGGACCTGGCCAGCAGGAGCACGCGCTCGCCGGAGCCGCCCAGGAAGTCGAAGTGCGCGACCACTCGGTAGGACCCGACCCGCTCGGGTACGGGCGCCGCCTTGGCAACCTCGGTCGTGGCGCTCACGGGCTCACCCGGCCAGGCAGCACGCGCTTACGCACGCCGGTCGGCTCGCCGTTCTCGTCGAAGTGCACGAGGATCACCACGTGGGGGTTGTCGGAGTCCACGAAGCCGCAGTCCCGGTTGCCCATCAGGTGGCACTTCCAGCCGGGGTCGTCCTCCTGGAGCGTGCGCTCCGGGATCGCCACCAGGCTCGCCACAGCTAGGCTCGCCGCGAAGGCGAGCGCCGGGATTCTCCACAGCAGCCACTTGCGCACGGCCGCTCTCCTTCCGTTGGGCAGGCTCGTCAGCCGAGGGATGCCAGCCCTCGGGACCACCGCACGGGGTGGTTTCGCCGTCAGTGCTCGTCCATGAAGTCGGTGAACAGGCGCCGCGCCTCCCGGAGCAGGGCGAGGTACCCGTCTCTGGTCAACTTCGGGTCGTCCTCCGCGCCGCAGTAGTTCGCCCAGGGCTCGGCCCTGCCAGCGGCCACCTCTCGCTCCAGCAGCTCGACCGCGTCGCAAACCACGTGTCCGAGGTCGATGGCGAGCGTCGGCGTCGTGGTCGCGGGGAGGTTCCCCCGCTTCTCGATCTCCATCTGTCTGTCCCTTGCTCTCGGCAGGCTCATCAGCCGAGGGATGCCAGCCCTCGGGACCGCCCCCGCGGACAGCGGGGCACGGTTTCGCCGGTTCATCTGAAGAACCACTGGTCCTGGCGGATGGGGGGCATCAGTGCCTGATCTCCCCGAAGCACGCGATCTGTGTGACCACGTCGCCCGACACGGGGTCGAGAGCGGCCGTCTCGATGCCGTGCTCGCCTCTGGTCTCCCACGCCCAGTGGAAGCGCTCCCCGGTGCGCCGGTAGGTGAGCGTCTGGCCGTGCTCGGCCAGCGCCAGGAAGGCGAATCGGATGTCGTCGCGGCTCAGGTGGAACACGACTCCTGTGTCCCTCTCCACGATCGTGAAGCTGGCCCACTCCGGGGTTTGGTCGTCCGGCCCGAGCAGCTCCGCGCCGTTCGGCGTGGCCCAGTAGCCGATCCCCGTGTCGGCTTGCTCCATGAGCTCGTCCACGTTCTCGTCGGTGATGACGCTCCGGTCCTGGGCGGCGACCCACCCACTGATCGTCTGGACCTTCAGGTCGTAGACCTGGGCGCCGGACTCCCGCGCGAAGCCACCGTCGCCCCGCACGAACACCTTGGCGAAGCCGTTGTGCTCGGTTCCCCTGGTAACGCTGACGAAGGTCGCTACCTCGCCACGGAAGTTGACGATCTCGTCCCCCTCGTTGACCTGCTTGCCGTTCTTGTCCGTCACGCGGTACGGCATCTCGTTCTCCCCTCGTTCGGCAGGCTCGTCAGCCGGGGGATGCCAGCCCCCAGAACCACCGCGCAGGTGGTTTCGCCGGTCAGCACCAGTAGTTCTCGCCGTCGTCGGCCGCGTCCGAGTGCAGGGCGCAGTAGCCGTCCCAGCCCTGACCGTCGTTCGCGTCCCCGTCGCAGTCGTCGGCCCGGCACGGCTCGTAGCCCTCGGTGTAATCGGGGCCCTCGTCCTCGTGGTCGTCGAGCTCGTCCGTCTCCACGGCCGGGGCGGTCATGCCTGCACGCCCTCGTGCTGCGAGGGCTCGCCGCCGTCGAACGCCTCGTTTCTGGCGTCCTCCCTGGTGCGGCTGTGGTCGTACTCGTCTTCGTCGTCCTCCTGGCCGCGCATCTCGGCGACCGCGTAGGACTCGGCACACTCCGCGTCCTCGGCCTGCACGCTGGTAGCCCAGCGCGAGAATCCGTCTGACCCCCATTCGGAGTCCGCCATCATGTGTTCGCCTTCGACCACTCCCGCGACCAGCGGCTTGTCGTCGATCCACAGGCCGATCACGGTGAAGGTGGGCAGCTCGACCGTCGTGGTCATCGTTCGTTCCCCTCTCGTTGGCAGGCTCATCAGCGCAGGGATGCCAGCCCTACGGACCCGGTGCCAGCCGGGTTTCGCCTTATCTGGGCTCGGGCTTCCGCTCGTGGGTGTCGAGCGCCCGGAGCAGGGAGATCAGTGCCGCGTTCCAGCCCAGGCCCCACAGGGAGGTCGGCTCTCGCAGCAGCGTCTTGCGCAACGTCGCGGTCAGGCTCGCGGCATCGACCGCGCGCAGCTCCTCGACCACGGTCATGACGACCTCGCCGACCAACGTGGAGACGTCCCAGTCGGGGTCCTTGGCGCGCGTCGCCGCGACGACGTTCTTCAGGTGCGCGGGACCGGCGACGACCGCCGTCCACACCTCGTCGGGAACCTGCGCCACGCGCGGGCTCGGGGCGTCGTCCTCGGACTCCTCGGACTCCTGGCCGTCCTCGCCCTTCAGGGCGTCAAGGGCCCGCTGCCCTTCCTCCTGGGCGTACTTCTCGTCGTAGAAGCCCCAGCAGGACTCCACTTCCTCCCAGGAGTCGCGCACGTCATCGGTGTCCGCACTGAGCCACACGGCCTGGCGCTCGATCACGTAGCCGACTGCTTCGCCGCGCGCCCACGTGCGGTACTCGGCGCGCTCGGCCTCCAGCATCTTCAGCCCGTATGCCTCGCGCCCTTCCGGCGCGTAGGCCAGGTTCAGGGCGTCGGGCATCGCGTACCAGATGGCGCGGGAGCCGTCCGGGGACGGGTATTCGAGCAGCACGGCCGCGCCGTGGATCACCCGTGCGTAGCGCTCGAAGATCCGCATCGCCGTGCTCGTGTCGTGGCGGTTGTCCAGCTCTCGCCACTGGTCGGCCAGCGGGCCGAAGTCGTCGTCGATCGGGATGTACTCGCGCAGATCGACCGTGATCACGTTCGCGGTCTGCTCGAACATCTTGCGCGGGTTCTCGGCGTCCTCGTCCGGTTCGATCCGCATCCGGTAGGTCGGAACCAGGGTGCTCGTCATGGGTCCCCCTTGCTCATGGCAGGCTCGTCAGCGGTGGGATGCCAGCCCACCGGACCCCTCTCGGGGTTTCGCCAGCTACGCCACGTAGGCGTGCGCGACCTTCAGGAAGTCGCCGTAGGTTCTCGGCGTGGCCTCCAGAAAGCGGCTCGGGTCCACGACGGCCATCGACGACCACCGGTCACGGCCCGGTGCCTTCATGCCGAACATCAGGCCCGTCGTGCCGCGCACGTTCACGAGCTGGAACCGACACCCGTTCTCACCCGCGCTCCACTCCACGCCGAAGGCGGCCGGGTTGCTGACGTTGGCGAACTTCACTTCGCTCATGGCTGTCCCTTGCTCTTGGCAGGCATCATCAGCCGAGGGATGCCAGCCCTCGGGACCGTCCACACCGGACGGTTTCGCCGGACATCAGGGGTTCTCGACGCACACCCGGTACGTGGTGCCGTCCGGCGTGGCGGACCGGTACTCGCCAGCGCACATGACGCCGCTGACCGTGTCGGGCGAGACGGCTGCGACAAGGAAGACCATTCCGACCGCCGCAGCGACGGAGATCATCCAGACGATCACGAACACCGACAGGGCACGCCGAACTGTCACGGGAACTCCTCGGTGAATGGCGGGCTCATCAGCACGGGAATGCCAATCCCGTGGACGGGAGACCTCTCCCGTTTCGCCGTGGCGGTTACTTGGCGACGTACTTGCACCGGACCCGCACGCCGTGGTGCAGTCCCTTGCACTTGATCTCCCCCAGGGTTCGGCCTGGAACCAGCAGCTTCTTTCGGGAGATCGCCTCCAGGTCGTCGATTTCCCCCTTCCCCAGCGCCTCGTAGTGCTGGCGGTTCTCCGCGCTCACCACCGGGACACCGGGGAATGCCTGGGCCCACATGCGGAAGTAGAGGCCCATCGCGGGCATTTGCAGGGGGGCGATCGTGCTCATGTAGGAGCACAGGCAGCACACCTCTGCTGCCGTGCCGGGCCGCGTGTCGGCACCACTGACCACGCGCTTGAGCAGCTCCCGGCAATGTCCCCTGTAGACCAGCTCCACAGCCATGCGTGGGTTGTCCGTCTTCAGCAAGGGGAAGCTGTGGTAGAGCTCGTTCGCCTTGGACGGACTTCGACGAATCGCGCGCCGGATCTCGTCTTCCGCCCACTCCAGTTGGTTGAAGGCGGTGTCCAGCACCTTGACCGTGTCGTAGCCCAAGAGCTGGACGATGGCTGGGGTGTCGATCATTTTGGGCATGTGAAAGCCACCCGTCATTTCTCGAATTGGCAGGCTCATCAGCACGGGAATGCCAATCCCGTGGACGGGAGTCGCCTCCCGTTTCGCCAACCGGCTGTGTGGGGGCGACTCGACGGTCAGAGCTGACCGATCGCCTTTGCCAGGAGGACCGCCAACTCGGGCGTGGTCTCGATCTTGAACTTGACCGAGCCGTACCGGGGGTCTACCGAAACCCGCGTGTGACCGTTCCAGCCACCGAGGGTCACCTCGTGGTCCCGCTCGCTCACCTTGGCGTCCTGGCCCATCGCGGCGCGGATCTCCTCCGCCAGCGCCGCAATGCGGGCCTCGTTCTCCTCGTGCGCCCGCTTGCGCTTCTGCGCCTCCGCGAACACCGGAGCCGCGACGGGCAGGAGTCGGCGCGTGATGTCGCCCGCGACCTGCTTGGGCGTCTTCTTGATCGAGACGTTGATGTCGCCCGTGCTCGCGTCGTAGGGCTTGAAGTGGTGCAGCTCCCCCAGCGCGCCGGAGATCGACATGTGGGTCTTGCTGGTGTAGTGGTTCTGCGCCATGTGCAGGCGCACGCCGTCCGGGCCGTCCAGGTAGGCGTCCTGCGCGTGGGACCAGTGCCCCTCGGACGCGCTCCACCCGTCGCCCAGCTCCACGGCTACGTCCTTCGCGATTGCGAACACGTCAACCCGCGTTTCGGTCATCATCAAGATCACTCCTAGATGGCAGGCATCATCAGCACGGACACGCCAGGTCCGTGGACCCCCGCAGGGGTTTCGCCAGTTACGCGGCTTCCAGCTCGGTTCTGACCATGAAGTTCTGCGCCGACTCCATGTCCGGGAACTCGAAGACGTCCGGGGGCAACCCGTCTTCCAGTGCCGTGATCACCACGTACGTGTCGTGGCTGGTGTCGCGCTCGTGGATCGAGACGATGCGCCCGTCCGGCAGCTCGACCCAGTCACAGCGCCCCAGCTCCGTGCCCTCGTCCACGCCGCTCACCCCTCGTGCCGGTCGTGGACGCGGACCGCGAACCCACCGGGGAGCAGCGCGTCGAACCGAGAGTCCGACGAGTCCGCGAAGTTCCCCCCGTGCATCCACCAGCGCCCATCCGGCTGCCAGGTCTCCTGGTCGGCTGGGATGATGTAGCGGTCGTTCGGGCCGTGTCGCCCGATCACCAGGTAGACGGCCGGACGGTCCTCGGACGGCGCGGAAACCTGGCTCCCCTTGTCCAGTGGACTCACCGTGGGCTTCACGCCAGGGGCGTAGATGTTCAGGTAGCTCACGGTGCCGATCAGCACGCACTCGTCGTGCCGTGCGGAGATTCCGCCCAGGGTGTAGTCCCCACCCCGTGCGAGCCGGTAGAAGTCCAGCCTGAGGCCCTTGGGCTTCTCGCTCATGAAGATCCCTTCGTCATGGCAGGCTTCATCAGCACGGGAATGCCAATCCCGTGGACCGTCGCGAATGGACGGTTTCGCCGAATGATCAGGAGGCAAGCGGGAGCGCGAACTGGTCCGGGTCCACGTACGGAGCCCGCCAGGCGTCGCGGATGGTCTCGATCACGTGCTCCACGGCCTCGTCGTGGCCGTTGTTCGTGATCTCCGTCGCGCCCTGGAACTCCCAGTCGTTGCCCTCGAACTCGAAGTAGAGGGACTTGATCTCCTCGTCGCTGAACCCGAGGTCGTCCGAGTTGTAGTCGGTGAGGTCTTCCAGCGCGGAGGACAGCTCACGGGCGTAGTAGTTGACCCAGGTGTCCTCGATCACCGCTTGGCGGTGGTCCTCCAGGACGTCGTCGTCAAGGCACACCACGTCGCCCTGGGTCAGTGCCTCGACCACCTCGACCAGGGTCTTCAGCCGCTCGATGCCGACGTCGATCGTGTCGTCGGTGATGACCGGGAGCTCTCCGAGCTGGACCCAGGCGGCCTGCCACCCGTGCGACCCACCTCTGGTGTTTAGGCCGTACTGGTCCTCCAGGACCGCCACGTTCGCGGCGTCGTACTCGTCGCCGTTGTAGTCCGAGTATTCGGCGACGGTCACGGTCACGGCCGGGTAGTCGTACGTCTCCGCGCCGTCGCTCATGACGAGCTGGTAGAGCCACTCCGGCTCGATCTTGTCGAGCCCACGGCCGTATCTGTCCTCGGACAGGCCAACCCGGTGGCAGCTCAGCAGGCGCTCCCACAGCTCCACGACCTGGGCGTACTGGTCCGGGGAGTAGGCGTGGTAAATCCGAATCTCAGCGCTCATGATTCCCCTTGGGGCGAAGGGCAGGGCATCGTCAGCGCGGGGATGCCAGCCCCGCGGACAGGGGTCTCCCCCTGTTTCGCCCGGTCAGTTCTCGCGGTCCTCGCGGGCCCACTTCAGGCGGGCGTCGTAGATCAGCTCGGAGATGTCGCACTCGTGCGTCATGGCGTCTTCGATCAGCGCTTCCGCACGGTCCAGTCGCCCTTCGGTCAGAGCGAGGGCGGACTTCAGTAGCGCGGCCCGGACGTGGGCGTGGGGAGACAGCTCTCCCCGGTCGTCCGTGAGGTAGTAGTCCCCGACCAGCTCGACGTCGGACTTGTCGAGCGTGAGCAGGGTGCCGATCAGGGAGTCGGCCATCTGGAGGTGCTGCTCCAGCGCATCGTTGGCCCACTTGTCCCGCATGACGCGGAGGTTGAAGGCCACATCCTCGCCGTTGTCGATCAGCGAGTCGTAGAGCTCCTCGGCGCGCTCCGAGGAGCCGACCAGTCCCGTCAGGGACAGGCGCAGCGCCTGCTGGACCAGGGCCCACGGCTTCGCCGCGTAGAAGCCCTCGGACTCCACGACATGGGTGTTGTCGTTCTCGTAGAACCCAGGCAGTGCCCCGCCCGACATGTTGAACTCGTAGAGCAGCTCACGCAGTCGGTCCGCCAAGCGGATGTGCGTCGCCTCCGCAGCGGCGGAAGGGGTCGCGGTGGTGGTGCTCATGGATACCTCATCTCTCAGGTTACACACTCGGTCCGGAAAAAAGACCCACCGCTCCGATGGGTCTCCGACCTTGCGCCCGCCGCCGCTTCCGAGGCACGCCGTCCGATTTCGACGGTAACGACAGGCTAATCTCAGGTTACACACCTGGGACTAAGAATTCGGCAGCATCGTTCCTGCCTGGGCTCCGCACGTGATGGTCTTCCACGCGCTTCCCAGGGGTATCGGCTGGCCCTTCCACGTGCCACCCGCAAGGGTGGCTATCGGGCTGCCCGTATGCGATGCCGCATGTCCGGTTACTCGCTATTTAGTTCAGAAAGAACAAGCCTTTAGCGGCTAGCCGAGGGACGCTCCGGACTTAGCGGCCATTTCTGGCGACCAGTATCCGGTCCCTCTCTTTCGTGCTGTGTCAAACCTTAGCAGGCCCGACTCGAATTCTCAACTTACACACTTGGTAGCGCTTGTCTGGCTTTCGTTGCCTCAGTGCTGGTGCCTCACCGTTCGGACCGTTCCGCATGTCTTCCCAGGTCAGCCGGTCAACCTAACCCCCGCCCGTTGCGGAGTGATCCAACCGACTTCACAACGGTTGCCCGTTGCGCTGGTCTAACTCGCGTCCCGTTCGCTCCCGTTGTGGCGGTCGCTTTCGGCGTTGGTGCAACCTTAGCAAGTGACTGCCAGGTGTGCAAGTTGAGAATTCAGTTCTTAAGGACCATGCGCCGGAACTTCGTTCCCCCTGGTGGGGGGCCTTCGTTCTGACACGGCAAACATTACTCAGGTTGCACACCTGAGTCAAATCCGGACCATTTGCGCTGGTCGGACACGGTTTTACCCCCATAGAGAGACATCTCAAGTTACCCAAACAGGCACGGCCACAGAGGGCCCTAGCGTGGCCGTAGAGGCGATTTTTCGACGGTCCGGTACCTCTACCCACCCCCATTCACGACAGGGCCTCTGAGACGTTTCCGCTGGTAGAGGCAGCCGTATAACGGCGTTTCTATGGGTTCAAGATCCACATAGGCAGGGCCTGTCACACGCGCCCGGCGCTGCCCTCCCACTTGCTGTGACCTGGCTCACGCTGTGGCCTGTGCCTGCCCTGCCTTCCGCGCGCTGGTCGGTGCTCGCTGGTCGCTGCCTGCCTCGCTGGTGGCTTCGCTCCGCGATGAAAGGGAACCGCGCGAACGGGCGCGCGACCGTACACCATGCCGAGCGCCTTTCTACCCCCTGGGGGTATGACCCCTTGCGAGCCAGGAGCGGTACCGCCATGTCTTAGCGGCTGAGATCCCGCCACAGTTCCAGGGTCGCTCGCAAGCTTGAGAGCGGAGGCCACTCACCGTGTCGCCGCAGCTCAGCGCGGATCAGCGGAGGCTTACGCCTCGCGCGGCGGCGAGCAGAATCTCGCCGTTTCGCTCGATGGGGGCCTGCGGCCCACGGCGGCAGAAGGGAGCCTCCACACGGGCCTCTGCCTGCTCGGATACGCCTGCGGAGGCTCGTGCGGCGCCGAACTGGTGCTCGCGGAAACGGGCGGTTTCGGCCGCCGCGGCAGTGCCGGTCGCCCGTTCGCTGCCCATGCCCGCGACCGCACCCAAGGTGTGCAACCTGAGATAAGCTGGGTGGGCCCGCCAGGGCCCAAGCCTTCGAGGCTCCTCCTCACGTGGGCCCCTCCGGGGCCCCATCGCCAAGCCTTCCCAAGGAGGCTCAGCCCTTCGCCGCCGCGGGCCCGCCAGGGCCCCAGCCTCCACTCAGACCTTCGCCGCCGCTCAAGCCTGAAGGCATGTGGCCCAGGTCACAGCAAAGCCCGGTTCTAAGACCATGATCAACAACCGTATATATAAGTGAAAGCCTGAAACGCCAAGACGAAGTGCTGAAGGCTTAGGCCCCTTCGGGGCCTACAGACGAAGTCACTTAGGCAAATACAAGCCTTCTGCGCTTGTGCCTTCCAAGTCGCCTCGGGTCGGCAGCGGGTCCTCCTCTCCCCGCGAACGTCGTCGAGGCTCCTTCTTCCACGTCGTGAGGCGGTATTCGCCATGCCCCAGTGGTCCGGTTCTGACCGGCGTTCGCGCCTCCCGGCCGACTGGGTTCGCATCCGCGCCCGCATTCTGCGGCGCGACGGTTACCGCTGCACCCACCTCGACGACCTCGGGGAGCGGTGCGCGGAACCGGCGAGCGACGTGGACCACGTTCTGCCCGGTGACGACCACCGAGACGCCAACCTCACCTCGCTCTGCGGGTGGCATCACCGACAGAAGTCCTCCAAAGAAGGGGCGGCGGCGAAAGCCGCCAACTGGAGGCGGCAGAACGCGAAATTCCGGCGCACAGAGGATCACCCCGGCCTTCTGTGAATTCCTGCGGACGAGGGCGCCGGCCCCTCGTCTTGCTTCAAAGGCGTGTAGCTCAGCGGCAAGAGCAACGGTCTCCAAAACCGTGTGTCGCGGGTTCGAGTCCCGCCGCGCCTGCGCGCGATAACCCCCGTCAGCGAATCGGCTGGCGGGGGTTTTTGTGCGCCCTGCGAATGGAGATGAGCGTTTGTCCTACCTCCTGGCGCCCGCACTGGTGACCCTCCGGTCCCAGTTCGACCAGAAGTTCCCCGGCCGGAACAAGGCCAGCGACGGCTGGATCGGCGACGCGGCTCACCGCGCGCAGGGTTCGGCGTCCGATCACAACCCGTGGGTCGTGATCGACGGCCAGGCGTACGTGACCGCGCTGGACATCACGAACCACCCCGAAATCGGCCTCGACCTCAACAAGTTCACGGACCAGCTCCGGGTGGCGTGCCGCGACCAGGGCGAGAACCGCCTGAAGTACGCGATCCACCGGGCGCTGATCATGGACACCCGGCCCCAATTCCGTCCGTACCAGTGGACGGCCAGCTCGGGCCACTGGTCGCACGCGCACTTCAGCGTGATGAACGACCGGCGACTGCTGGACCCGCGTCCGTGGAACATCCCGATGCTGACGGGCACCAGCGCTCCGGCACCTGCTCCGGCGCCCGCGCCCGCCCCGGCGCCGCCCAAGCCCGCCGTTCCCGGCTGGCCGCTCCCGGCTGGGCATTGGTTCGGCGACTGGCGCGGCCCGAACGCCCAGCACGGTGGCGCTCCGGGCGCCCAGTACGACTGGGAGCGCCCGCACATCCGGGCGATTCAGGTCAAGCTCCAGCAGCTCGGCCTCGCGCCAGGCCACGCGGGCTGGGCTGACGGTCGTTGGGACCCGCCCACGACCGACGCGATGGCGGCCTTCCAACGGAAGTACCGCCCGAACCAGACGACGATCTGGGGCAAGTGCTACAGCGACGACTGGCAGCACCTGTTCAGCCTCTGATCGACGCGACCACGCCCGCCCCGTCTCCTCTCCACGGGGCGGGCGTCCCCTACTTCGCGAGGAGGTGATCGAGATGCCAGGTCCCGTGCCTGACCGCGAGGACAACCTCGCCCGGCCGCGTGAGCGGAAGGGCGGCGACGCCACGCCGGTTACCCGCGGCGTCCTGCGCTCGGTCACCGTCCCGCATCCGGACAAGGACTGGCACCCGATTGCGATCCGCCTCTACAGGGCGTTGAGGAGCTCGGGCCAGGCCGACTTCTACCAGGACAGCGACTGGGCCTTCGCCTGGTCGCTGTGCGAAGACCTCTCGTACTACAAGCGGGCGCCGGGTGGGAAGCGGTCGGGGCAGATGCTCCAGACCATCTACTCGGCGTTCGAGCGGCTCCTCGTCACCGAGGGGGACCGCCGCCGCGTGCGCATCGAGCTGCACGAGCCGGAGGAGGAGAGCACTCCCGCCTCCGTCACGGCGATTGCCAGCTACCGCGCGGATCTCGGCCTCGCCTGAGCCTGACCCACTGCCTCGCGGTTCCCCGCCTGAGGAGGTGTGACCAGTGGCGAACGTGCTGACCGCCGAGGAGATCGACGGGCTTGAGCCGTCGTTCCTAGGCCCCACCTGGCGGCGCAATCCGCTCGGCGCCTGGGAGCTGCCGCGCTACACCCTCGGCTGGCAGATCGCCGGGTGGTGCGCGGAGTACCTGCTCGCCGAGGACGGCGGGCCGTGGAAGTTCACGCCGGAGCAGCTCCGCTTCATCCTGTGGTGGTACGCGGTCGATGAGACCGGCCGTTTTATTTACCGCAAGGGCGTCCTCCAGCGCATGAAGGGCTGGGGCAAGGACCCCCTGCTCGCGGTGATGTGCCTCGTCGAGCTGGTCGGCCCGTCGCGGTTCTCGCACTGGGACACCAAGACGATGGAGCCGGTCGGCATCCCGCACCCGCAGGCGTGGGTGCAGGTGACCGCGGTCAACCAGTCGCAGACCACCAACACGATGGCGCTGATCCCCTCGCTGATGAGCGAGCGGTTCAAGAAGACCTACCGCATCCGTGACGGCGCGGAGCTCATCCGCGCCAACGGCGGCAAGTGCCGCCTCGAAGCCGTCACGTCGTCGTACCGCGCCATCGAAGGCAAGCGGACGACGTTCGTGCTGCTCAACGAAACCCATCACTGGGTGAGCGGCAACAACGGCCACAAGATGTACGAAACGATCGACGGCAACGCGACCAAAAAGGACAGTCGCTACCTCGCGATCACCAACGCCTACCTGCCCGGCGAGGACTCCGTAGCCGAGCGGATGCGCGATGCCTTCGAGAAGATGCTCGAAGGCCGCGCGGCTGCGATCTCGTTCCTCTACGACTCGATCGAGGCGCACCCGAGGACCCCACTGACGCCCGAGGCGCTGCGCATCGTCATCCCCAAGATCCGGGGTGACGCGATCTGGCTGCGCGTCGAGGCGATCATCGAGTCCGTCCTCGACACGACGATCTCGGCCAGCCGGTCCCGCCGGATGTGGCTCAACCAGATCGTCGCCGAAGAGGATGCCCTGTACGGGCCCGCCGAGTGGGCGGCCTGCCTGTGCGAGGGCGCGGTGCTGCGCCCCGGCGACGAGATCGTCCTCGGGTTCGACGGCGGCAAGTCTGACGACGCGACCGCCCTCGTGGCGATCCGCATCTCCGACTTCACGGCGTTCGTCATCGACGTCTGGGAACGCCCGGACGGCCCACAGGGCGAGAACTGGGAAGTCAACCGCGCGGCCGTGGACAGCACGGTGCACGAGACGTTCCGGCTATACGAGGTCAAGGCGTTCTACGCCGACGTCGCCCTGTGGGAGAGCTACATCGCCGACTGGGCCGAGGCGTACGGCGAAGGGCTCTCGGTCAAGGCACCGGGTAGCAACGCCGTCGCGTGGGACATGCGTGGTTCGCTCCAGCGTTCGACGCTGGCGCACGAGCGGCTCATGCGGTCGATCTTCGACGCGAAGCTGGGTCACAACGGCGACCTGGCCCTGAAGCGGCACGCGCTCAACGCGCGTCGCCGCACCAACAACTACGGCCTGAGCTTCGGCAAGGAGTCGGCCGATTCCCCCCGGAAGGTTGACCTCTACGCGGCCTTGATGCTCGCGCACGAGGCGCTCTACGACCTGCGCACGCGGGGCAAGAAGACCAAGAAGCGCACTGGGCGCGGTTACTTCATGTAAGGCGGTGAAACCCCTTGGCAGACACAAGTCCCGCGTCCCTCGCGAAGCAGCTCCTGGGCATCCTCTACAAGGACAAGGCCCGGCTGGAGCGGATCGACGACTACCTGCACGGGCGGCACGACGACCCGTACATGCCGGAGACCGCCGACGCGGAGTACAAGATGCTGGCGAGGCGGGCGGTGTCCAACTGGATGCCGCTACTCGTCGGCACCCCCGCCCAGGCGCTGTGTGTGGACGGGTTCCGGCGCGGTCGGCCCGGCGAGCTACCCAAGGGTGGCGACGGCGCGACCCTGCCCGAGTGGGATCACTGGGAGCGCTCACGCCTGGGCGCCCGGCAGTCCGCAATCTATCGCGGCGCGCTGGGCTACGGCCACAGCTTCACCCTGACCGAGAAGGTCAAGGGGCGCGTCCGCTCCAAGGGCCTGTCCGCGATGAAGACCGCAGCCCTGTTCGAGGACCCCGCCAACGACGAGGTCCCCTTCGCCGCGCTGACGATCGTCCAGCATCCGCGCGGGGACGAGCGCGGCATCGCCCGCATGTGGGACTCCCGCAACGAGTACAAGGTCACCTTCAAGTCGTTGTCCGACCTGGACAGCGTGAAGGTGCAGAACGGCCGTCGTCACGGCTCCAGCGAGTGTCCGGTCACGAGGTTCGCCGCCCTGGTGGACTTGGAGGGCCGGACGATCGGCGTGATCGAGCCGATGATCGAGCTCCAGGACCGTATCAACCAGACAGTCTTCGACCTGCTCATTGCCCAGACCGGCGGGAGCTTCAAGGTCCGCTACGCCTCGGGCATGGCACCGCCGGTTAAGCGCGACCCGGAGACCGGCGAGCCCGAGCTCGACGAGCAGGGCAACCCCGTGCCCCTGCCCATCAACCTCAACGCCAAGCGGTTCCTGTTCGCCGAGGACGCCGACGTGAAGTTCGGCTCCTTGGACGAGACGCCGCTCGGCGGCTACATCGAGTCCATCGACATGAGCATCCGCCACCTGGCGGCCGTGTCTCAGACTCCTCCGCACCACCTGCTGGGTCAGATCGCCAACCTGTCAGCGGAAGCCCTGCTGGCCGCGGAGACCGCGCTGTCGCGCAAGATCGAGGAGTTCCGCCGCGTCTTCTCCGAGGCGTGGGAGCGGGTCTTCCGTCTCGCCGCCGAGCTCGCGGGCGACTCCGCGTCGGCCGACGACTGGCATGGCGAGGTCATCTGGCGCGACATGGAGCAGCGCTCCCTGGCGCAGTCCGCGGACGCCCTGGGCAAGCTGGCTGACCAGCTCGGCGTGCCGAGGCGCGGCCTGTGGCGGCGCGTTCCGGGCGTCACGCAGAACGAGATCGACGACTGGGAAGACCTGCGCGAGCAGGAGGACGCCGAGCTCCAGCTCGCGCAGTCCATCCGCCGCGCCACCACCCCGGCACCCAAGGTCGAGTTCTCCGACGCCTCGCAGGTGGCTGCGTGACGGCGCCCGTCCCGGCCTCCGAGTCGGACGCCGCGTCGGTCGCCTTCCACCTGGCGCTGACCCAGATCGGCGTCGCCACAATCCAGGACGCCTTGGATCTGTGGTCGAACGTCCCGCCAGCCAGGACCACCGCGCTCAGCGCGGCCTGGCTGGCGCGGGCCGTCCGGTTGGTGATGATCCGCAGGCGTCAGTCGCGGGACCTGGCGATGGCCTACTACCGCCTCGCCCGCGCGCTGCGCACCGGCACGACGATCGCCGACCCTCGGCGACCCGCCCCGCCCTACGTCACCCTCTCCATGCTGCGCGCCGAGTTCACCGCGCTGACAAGCCCTGAAGCGCCCCAGGAGGACGCCGAGGAGCCTGCCGGTACGACGAGCCGGCCCATCCCGGAGAGGCCCGCAGAGAGCGGGCCCGAGCCCGAGAGCCGGCCCACCGACACCCCCGAGGAAGACCGAGTCCCCGTCGAGACGATCGACGGCCTCGACCGCGAGCTGGAGCGCCTGGAGCGCGAGGCAGAGGCCGAGGCCCGCCTCGTGCTTGAAGTCCTGGGACTGGACAACCTCGACAGCAAGCTGAACGAGATCGACGAGGAGCTGCCCGCGTCCGAAGTGGACGCGATGCGCGCCGAGGCCCATCGCAAGGCCGGAGCACACCAGGCCGCCGCCGCCGAGCGCGTCGCCATGAACGGTGCCAGGAGCACCACGTGGGCGACGGCCGAGCGCGACCGGCGCGTCCTGGGGTACGTCCGTCTGTCCCGCACCGGGACGCCGTGCGGCTGGTGCGCCATGTTGATCTCGCGTGGGGCGGTCTACCGCTCCGAGCAGTCCGCGATCTACGCGGACGGCGACAAGTACCACGACGGCTGTCACTGCTACTGCGAGGTGATCTACACCCGCGAGCAGTTCGACCAGTCGTCGCTGACCTCCCTGAACCGCCGCTACAGGGCCGAGTGGAAGACCCACATCGCCGACAAGGGGTTCAAGGGCAAGGCGGCGCTCACGGAGTGGCGTCGCCGCATCCGCCGGGAACAGCGCGAAGCCGCGCGCCTGGCCCGTGCGCGTCCAGGTGACGCGGCGTGATCCACCCCGAGAACGTCCAGGAGGCGTCCCGTGCCCGAGTCCGTCCAGCCCGACAAGTCCGCCGAGGAGTCGAAGACCGATGACCAGCAGGCCACGGGGAGCGCAACGACCCCCGAGGGCGGCGAGGTATCCGGCGACGGTTCGACGGCCCCCGAGGTAGAGGGCGACGACGCCCGCGAGGACGAGCTCCCGGCCTGGGCGCGCAAGAAGCTGGAGAAGGCCAACGCGCAAGCCGCGAGCTACCGCACCCAGCTCCGTGACGCGCAGACGGCGCTGGAGAACGCCAAGACGCCCGAGGAGTTCCAGGCCGCCACGGCGACGCTGACCGAGAAGGTCGCGGAACTGGAGCACCAGCTCGTGCGCGAGCAGGTCGCCCGCAAGTACGAGCTGCCCGACGAGCTGGCCACGCTGCTCACGGGCAAGACGGCCGACGAGCTGGAGGCGGTCGCCAAGACGCTCCAGAAGTACGCGCCCACAACGGAATCCGTCGTGCTGGGCGGGGGTCTGACCCCCGACGACGGCGACGACGGCGAGATGGACCCCCGCAAGCTCGCCCGTCGCACCCGGCGCTAGCCGACCGCTAGCCGAGCACACCCCCGCCCACCAGCCCCCGAGCCGATCCGGCCGGGGGCTTTGTCATGCCCCGGAGGAGCCACACAGTGCCCACCCCTCAGCACCAGGTAGTCAAGCCGGAGAAGCTGGTCGCGACCGCGATCGGGATGCTGGAGCAGGAGCTCGTCCTGCCGAACCTCTTCCAGAAGGAGGGGGTTGACCAGTTCAAGGGGTCCAAGGACGACACCATCACCGTCAAGGTCGAAGGTGTGCTGCCGTTCCACGAGTACGCCTGGCGGAACGACCGCTCGACGGGCATCCAGTTCGACGAGTACGCGGAGCGGAAGATCCCCGTCACCTTCGGTGGCAACTTCTACAGCGCCGTCAAGCTGACCGACGAGCAGAACGACTTCGACATCGACCAGTGGGCGAAGTTGCTTCGCCCCCAGGTCAAGGCGGTCGCCCGCGGCCTGGCTCGGCGCTGCGTCACGACCCTGACCGGCGCGGCCTACAACGTCGTGATCGGCAACACCGAGCGGAACCTGCGCGGCGCGCTGGTCGAGGCGCGGCGCGTGCTCAACGCCTTCCGCGTGCCGGACGGCGCCCGCTACATCGTGGTCGGTTCCGACTTCGAGGCCGCCCTGCTCAACGACGAGAAGCTCAACCTCGCGCAGTACGTCGGCGACGACACCGCGGAGAGCGCGCTGCGCTTGGCCTCGCTGGGTCAGAAGATGGGCTTCAGCTTCGTCGTGGACCAGACGATCGCCCCCGGCGACGCCTACGCCTTCGCCAGCTCGGCGTTCATCCTGGCGACCGCAGCCCCGTCTGTGCCGCAGTCCGTCCCGTACGGCGCGACCACGTCCTTCGAAGGCTTGGGCCTTCGCTGGGTGAGGGACTACGACTCCGAGTACATGCAGGACCGCTCGGTCGTGAACTGCTACGCGGGCACGCGGAACGTCAAGGACGTCCTGGTCGGCTGGGACGAGGTGAACAAGACCGAGGTCATCTCGGCCTCGGAGCACTTCGTCCGCGGCATCAAGCTCCAGCTCGACGGCGCGTCGAACTACCCGGCCGCTTCCTCGGAGCTGGCACAGATCACCGGCATCAGCGACGCCAGCGTCTGGACCCCGACCGGCCGCAAGGTCGAGACGGACCCGGCCAACGCCTGATCCCCTGAGCACGGCGGCACGTCCACTTCGGGCGTGCCGCCTGCTCGCGTGCGCAAGGAGACACGAACATGGAGCCCTTCGCCACGCTGGACCAGCTCAAGGCCCGTCTGGACTGGACGCTCGACGACGACGAGGAGCGCCTCGGCGCTGCCGCCCTGGACGACCTGTCGGGCTGGGCCCGCCACTACGGCCGCCCGTGGCCCGACCCGCTGGCGGCCCCGCAGCTCGTCCGCACACTGGTGCTGGGCGCGGCGGTGCGCTACATGCGCAACCCCGAGGGGTACGTCACCTCTCGCGCGGGCGACGAGACGCTCACCTGGGCCGAGCTCGGTGACAGGGCGGGTTCGGCGCACTTCAACCGCGACGAGCTGCGGGCGCTGACCGCGATGTCCGGCAAGACCGCGCTGCTGTCCGTGCCGACCACGAGCTGGGCCGCGCGACCCAAGCCGGACGCCTCGTACGTCCCCGTGACCGGTGGCGGCAAGCGGCTCCCGATGTTCTCCGACCCGGAGAGCCCCTGGTGAGCCACCAGCGCAAGCGCGGGCAGCCCGCCCGCATCTGGAAGACCGTTCAGACCACCGACCGGCGCGGCAACCACGTGACCCGCGCTGAGCCCTCCGGCCCGCACGAGGTGCGCGCGGCGTTCATCCCGCAGCGCAGCTCGAAGGCCGAGGTGCCCGGCCAGCAGCAGATCAACGTGACCCGCATGATCGTGTCCGCGGACTTGGAGGGCGTGAACCTCTGGTCTCGCGTGGAGTGGCGCGGCAAGCAGTGGGACATCGTCTCGCCGCCGCAGTACCACCACGGCACGCGCCGCACCCGGCACTGGTCACTCGACATCCGAGAGAGGCCGTAGTGGCTGAGGTGTACCGGCGCGTTGGGCGCCACAAGATCGAGAAGCTCATCGCCCTGCACCGAACCGTGCAGGACGACCTGGACCGCATCGCCCTTGACCGCGCGGAGAACGCCGAGGCCAGGCTCGCCGAGCACCGTCACGACGGCGACGCGCAGATCAGCATCGACGTCGGCGACATCGACCGCTACGTAGTCCTCGACGACGAGCGCGGCCTCATGGCCGCCCTGTCCATCGAGTTCGGCCGCGCGCCCGTCCCGCCGACCGAGGACAACCCGGACGGCCGCGCGGGCATGGAGGGCCTCGGGGTTCTCCGCGACGCGATGGGCATGCAGCGCAAGCCCCGCAGGGGCAGGCGGTGATCGACCTCCCCGCCAGCGTGCTGGCCCTGGTCGAGCTGACGCCGATCGAGGACATCTGCCTGCGCATCCTGCGCGACGGCCTGCCGGACGTCCCCGTGGTGTCGCTCATCGCCGACGACGCCCCCGGCCTGTTCATCCTCGTACGCCGCCTGCCCGCGTTGGGCGCCTGGCGCGGTGACCCGCGGTTCACCGACGCCGCGCGGTTCAGCATCAACGTCTTCACCCAGGACCCGGACGGCGACGAGAAGGGCGCCCTCGTCAGCGAGGCCGTGCGCGTGGTGATGCGCAACGCCTGGCTGGCCCACGCCTCCTACCCCGGCCTGGGGTCGGTCATCTCGATCAGGATGCGCGCCGAGCCGAGTCGCAAGCCCGACTGGGCGACCAGTTCGGGCCCGGTCCAGTACGCCGACCTGCCCACCGGCATGTGGCGTTACGAGAGCACCTACGACCTGGAGATCCGCAAGCCGCGTAGGCGCTGACCCTCTCCCCCTCACCCCGCCCTCGTCGAGGAGCGGGGTCTTTGCTGACCCCCGATTCCCTTGGGAGGGAACGACTTTGGCACTCGACGACGGCGCCACTCTCGTCATCGACACCGGCAACTACCTGCTGGCCCCGACCGGCACGGAGATGCCGTCCGACCTGACTTCGCCCGCGGCCCCGTGGGAGAACGTCGGCCACACCTCGCTGGAGGAGCTGCTCAGCATCACCTCCGAGGGCGGCGAGGCCACGGTGCTGGCAACGCTCCAGAACAAGACGCTGCGCACGCGCTACAGCGCACGGACCGAGCGGATGACGTTCGTGCTCCAGCAGTTCGACATCAAGGGCCTGCGGCTGTTCTACGGCGCGAACGCGCCCCTGCTGGCCAACGGAACCCTGGGCGTTCCGACCGACCCGAAGCCGACCGTCTCGGCGATCCTCATCGTGTTCGTGGACGGCGACAACACCTTCGCCTTCTACGCCCCGAAGGCCGAGATTTACCGGGCGGACGACCTGTCCCTTTCGGACACCGAGTCCCTGGCGGGTATGCCGATCGGCATCACCCCGCTGGTTCACGGCACCAACAACTGGACCTACGCGGTGACCCCGCTGACCAGCACCCCGGCCTCCGTGGTTGCCACGGGTGCGACGGCGGGCAGCCCCGGCGCCTTCACCCCGATCGGCGCGGCGCTCCCGGCCAGCCTCACGGCGCTGCGTGCGGCCTCGATCACCGCCTCCCCGGCCACGGCGTGGGCCACCGGCCAGTACGTCGTGCTCGGCGACTCCACCCAGGCCCACTGGGACGGCAACTCCTGGGAGTCCGGCGCGGCGGCCTGATCCGCGTCTCCCCCTGACGCCCGGCGCGCACGTGCCTTGCGGACCCGCGTGCGCGCCGGACCACCGCTCGCGGTGGTCCTTCCCCGGTCCGCTTCCCCCTGTGCCACAACAACCCTGGAGGTCCGCAAACCGTGTCCAGCTTCTCCCTCGACGACATCCGCGCCGCCGCCGACCGCAAGTACGGCAGCACCGACATCGAGGTCGGTGACACCGTCGTCCGCCTGCTCAACCCGCTCCGGATGCCCAAGGCCCAGCGGGACAAGCTCATCGGCATTCAGAAGGAGATGGAGGTCGAGGGCGAAGAAGTGGACCAGGTCGTGGTCTTCCAGAACGCCATCCGCACCATCGCCCAGACCGCCACGCAGGCCAACGCGCTGATCAAGGCCATCGGCGACGACTTGGGCGTGCTCGCCGAAGTCTTCGAGCGCTACACGGAGGGCCAGAGCGTGGGGGAAGCCTCGTCCTCTGCCGCCTGATCGACGACTACGGGCGGGGCCTGTATGCGGACCTGCGCTTCCACTACGGCATCGACCTGGTGGACGTCATCGAGTGCCGCGGACCGGCCCCGTCCTTCGTCATCGCTCTGGTGCAGAGGCTGCCCGACACCTCCATGACCCGTGCACTCGCCAACGGCGGGATGCACCACTTCGGCTGGGGCATCGACCGGCACATGGCTGCCGACACGTTCGACGCCCTCAACCAGAACACCCGCGCCACCGGCAACTGGGGCAAGAAGCCCCCGATCTTCCCGGAGTGGCCGCGCCCCACGGACAAGCCCAAGGACACGCCCGCAAAGAAGCGGGTCTCCGTGGCGGATCTGCACGCCCGCATCTCCAGGAGGTAGCCAATGTCTGGCACACAGATCATCGGCCGCGTGGCGGTCAAGGTGCTGCCGGACACCGAGGAGTTCCGGGCCGACGCCGAGCGCAAGCTCACGATCGTCGAGAAGGCACTAAGGGACGTCAAGGTCGTCGTCAAGCCGAACCTCGACATGACGGGCGTCGCCGCCCAGGCGCGCAAGGTGCGGGAGACCGCGGCCAAGCAGCTCGACGGCATCACCCTGCGCGTGAAGATGGACGACCAGGGCTCGGTGCAGCGGGGCATCGCGCGCCTGCGCGCCGAGCTGGACAAGCTCGACGAGAAGGAGATCAAGGTCGGCCTCAATCGGGCCGACCTGACCGCCAAGCTCGGCGCTCTGGAGAAGCAGCTCGCGCAGATCGCCACCCTGGACCTGAAGGTCCGGCCCGGCAGCGCGGCGTCCCTCCAGCGCGCCGTGGCCAAGATCGACGCCGAGCTGGAGAAGCTCGCCGAAGTCGATCTCAAGGTCAAGATGGACAAGGCGTCGCTAGAGAAGGCTCGCAAGGAGCTCCAGGACCAGATCAACGCCGCGGCGACCATCGACCTGAAGGTCAACAAGGCCAGCAGTGCGAGCCTGAGCTCGGCCATAGCGAAGATCGACGCCGAGCTGGAGAAGCTCCGCGAGGTCGAGATCAAGGTCAAACCCGACCGCGCCTCGCTGGAGAAGGCCAAGGCCGAACTGGAGCAGAAGCTCCAGTTTCAGCACCGCCTGCAACTGGTTGCCAACTACGCCAAGGCGGACGAGATCCGCCAGCGCGTGCAGGCGCGGCTCGACGGCGTCAAGATCGCGCCGACCCTCGACCAGGCCACCGCCGCCAAGACGATGCGCCAGATCGAGGCGTACGCCGAGAAGGTCGAGCAGCTCAAGGCGCAGATCAAGCCCGAGCTGGACCCGGTCGCCCGGCGCAAGCTGGAGCGCGAGATCGAGGACATCGAGGACCGCATCAGCGGCCTGACCGCCGAGATCCACACCGACGTCAACGCCGTGGCGCAGAAGGCGACCCAGGCCAAGCTGGCGGCGTTGGCCCGTGCCCGCCGGGTACAGATCGTCGTCGAGCTGAACAAGGCAGCAGCCGCGCGAGTGAGCGCCGCCCTGGCCGCGCTGTCCGGCGCCCGCGTTGCGGGCAACTGGATTCGTCGCCTCGGCGAGGCGTTGTCCAACCTGGACAAGAGCGTCCCGATCATCGGCTCGATCGCCCTCGCAGTCGCCGGGCTGGCCGGTTGGGCGATCACCGCGGTCTCCAACCTCTTCGCGCTGTCGGCGTCGCTGGCGCAGATCGGCGGAGCGGCGCTTGCGCTGCCCGGCATCTTCGGCGGCATCGCGATCGGCGTGGGCGTGGCCATCGCGGTCCTCAAGGACTTCAACGAGGTCATCCCCGAGGTCAAGGAGCGGCTGAGCGCCCTCCAGGACCAGCTCTCCGAGCGGTTCTGGAGCGTGGCCGAGGCCCCGATCCGCCGCCTGGTGGACAAGCTGTTCCCGTCCCTGGAGAAAGGGCTCGGGCGCACGGCCGACGCCCTTGGCACGTTCTTCGCCCGGCTCGCCGACTCCCTGACGAGGGCACTGCCCGCAGAAGTCCTCGACGGGATGTTCGCCGGGCTCATCGCCTCGATCCGCATCGCGAGCGCGGGCACGGACGCCTACGCCGGAATCCTGGCGAAGCTCGGCACGGTCGGCGCGTCCTACCTGCCGCGCCTGGCGGGTTGGTTCGTTGATGTCTCCCGGCGCTTGGACGAGTTCCTCGGGCAGGCCGCGGCGGACGGCCGACTCCAGACCTGGATCGACCACGGCATCCAGGCGCTGGCCGACCTCGGCACGGTGATCCTCCAGATCGGACGGATCTTCGCCGGGGTCATGAAGGCGGCCGAGGCCGCGGGCGGCTCGACGCTGAGCACGCTGGCCGACGCGCTGACCCGCATCGCGGACATCGTCAACGGCGACCGCTTCCAGCACGGCCTGACCGAGGTCTTCCGCGCCGCCCACGAGGCGATGGACCTGATCTCCTCGAAGTCGGGCCCGGCGGTCGCCCGCCTGCTGGAGAGCCTCGGTCAGACGCTGACGTTCATCCTGCCGCTGGTAGGCAACGCCATCGGCACGCTGCTCGACAGCGTCGCCACGGCCCTGAGCCAGCCCGCCTTCCAGGGCGGCCTGGTGCTGATGTTCCAGGGCATCCACGACGCCGTCGTGGCGCTGGCCCCGGCCTTCGAGCCGCTCGGCCGCGCGCTGGGCGTGGTGGGCATGGTCATCGGCGAGATCGCCCGCGTCCTGGGCCCACTGCTGGGCGAGGTGCTCACCACCGTCGCCGACGTCGTGGTGAAACTCGCGCCGCGCATCATCCAACTGGTCGACGTGCTGGGCGACGGCCTGCTGCGCGTGGTCGAGGCCCTCTCGCCCGTCTTGCTGCGCCTCGCCGACGCGCTCGCGCAGGCAGCCGACGAGGGCCTGATCCCGGCACTCACCAAGGCGATCAACGGCTTGGTGCCTGCGCTGGAGAAGGTGCTGCCGATCATCGGCGAGGCACTGATCACAGCGTTGGAAGCGCTGACCTCGGGCGACCTTCTACCCAAGCTCGCCGACCTGTTCTCAGACCTGGTCGGCATCTGGGCGGACACCGTCGCCGACATCTTGCCGCAGCTCATCGAGCTGATTCCGACCGTCGCGGATGGCCTGATCAGGATTCTCGACGCGATCACTCCGCTTCTGCCGGACCTCGCGGAACTGGCGCTCACAATGGCCGAGACGCTCGTCCCGGCATTCGTGAGTTTCGTGCAGAAAGCGCTTCCCGGCCTCATTGACGGAATCGTGAAACTGGTCGAGGTAATCGACCCGATGATCGAGAAGTTCAATCAGGTCAACAGCGAAATCCTGCCGATTCTGCTTCCCGCGATCCTGGAACTGGCGAAGTACCTCGGCGAGAACCTGTCCACCGCCCTGTCCGGGATCGGTGACATGTTCAAGGGCACCTTCGAGACCATGAAGGGTGCCTGGGACATCTTCTCCGGGTTCCTCACGGGCGACTGGGACAAGGTCTGGAACGGGATCAAGGAAGTCGGCAAGGGGATTTGGGACGGAATCGGCGGCCTGTTCGATCTGTTCCTCGGCGTCACCATGCTGGCCCCCCTGAAGAACAAGCTCGTCGAGATGGCCCAGAAGTGGGGAGAGTCCTGGGACGAGAAGAAGCGGAAGCTCGGCGAAGTCGCCAGCGAGATGGGGCGACGCTGGGGCGAGTTCTGGTCGAACCTGGGCTCCACGTTGCGCTCCAAGGCCGAAGAGGTCAAGAGCAACATGGCCGAAGCCTGGGAGAACATCAAGCAGAAGGCGTCCGACGCCTGGCGCTCGATCCAGGACACCGTCCGGGACGGCGTGCAGGGCGTCATCGACTGGGTGAAGGGCATTCCCGGTCGCATCGTCGAATCCCTCGGCGACCCCGGCCGAATCCTCGTCGAGGCGGGCAAGAAGGTCATCGACGGATTCCTTAGTGGAATCCGGAATGCCTTCCAGCGCGTGAAGGACACGCTCTCTGAGCTGACTTCCCTGCTGCCCGACTGGAAGGGGCCGGCCTCTCGGGACCGGACGATCCTGTTCGGTGCCGGACGCCTTGTTGTTGACGGCTTCATCGACGGTCTGGAATCGCGTTACGACGCGGTACGCGCCTCGCTGAAGGGGCTCACTGAGGATGTAGCCGGAACCGAATTCATCGCCCCCGACGTAGGCGCTCCCGGCGTCGCACGACGGATCGCGGGAATCGCGGACGGCGCACTGTCGAACGGCGAGCGCGGCGCTCAGAAGGTTCTCAACTACTACGCGGCACCCGGCTCGTCCATTTCCTCCGAGGAGGATCTGTTCGCCGCCTCGGGTCGCGCACGAATGGTGGGCTGGTAAGTGCCACGTCTTCAACTCGAATCCGCGACGGACGTCTTCGACCTCGACGACGCCCTGAAGAAAGGGAGGGGGGTACAGGCCCTGTCCGGCGCGACCGGGCTCGGCCTGCCCCCCGTCGCCGTCCAGTGGCTCAGCGGCGCGGGCGACGGCGCGATCTACCGTGGCAAGCGCGTACTGCCGCGCGACGTCGATCTCCCGTTGCTGCTCGAAGCGCCCGACCGCGTCGAGCTCCAGCGCCTGGTGACCCGGCTGGCGGTCATGCTGGCCGAGCCCTGCACGCTGCGCTGGGTCGAGGACGACGGAACCTCGTGGACCACCACCGTGGTCCGTGTAGGCGGCGGCGACTACGCCTTCGGCGCCGACACGATCGGTGAGACCGACCTCTTCCTGGTCGTGACGTTGCGCGCGGGAAATCCCTTCTTCACCTACTCCGTGCCCACGCGCAAGACCATCGGCGAGCAGGCCACCACCCGCGGCCTGCTCGTCGGCGGCTTGGCGAACATGAACGTTGCCAGCTCGCAGGCCATCGGCCAGATCCAGTTGGAGAACACGGGCGACGCCTCGGCCTCCCCCCTGTGGGAGGTCATCGGCCCCGGCCGCGACTTCAAGGCGATCTCGCCGACCGGCGAACTGCTGCACTGGCGCGGCACCCTGGACGTCGGCCAGAGCCTGATCCTGGACGCCAGCCTGGGCACGGTCGTCGATCACCTCGGCGCGAACCGCTACGGCGAGCTCGCGCCCGCCCCCAAGTTCTGGTCCATCCCTCCCGGCACGACCACCGCGACGGTCAGCCTGGAGGACGTCATCCCCGAGTCGCGCATCGTGTGCACCTGGCGACCCCGGAAGTGGATGGTGATCTAGCAGTGCAGCTCGCCGACCTCACCGTGGAAGTGCGTGACCGCGACCTCAAGCGCCTGGGCCTGATCCGGCCCGAGGAGCTCAACCTCCGCATCGAGGGCGAGCACAACGGCATCGGCACGTGGAAGCTGGAGCTGGCCGCGGAGCACCCCCTCGCGAGCGTCCTGCGCCAGCCCGGCTCCGGGATCATCGTCACGGGCCCGCAGGACATCCTCATGTCCGGGCCGACCGTGAGCCCGGTCGTGGTCACCTCCGCGGACGACCCGGAGGGCATGGTGTCCGTCGAGGGCGTCAGCGACTCCGTCGTGCTGGCCGACATGCTGGCCTGGCCCCAGCCGTCCAACCCGGACCCGACCACGCAGGCCCTCTCGCACGACGTGCGCCAGGGCGACGCCGAGTCCGTCATCCACGGCTTCGTCAACGCCAACTGCGGACCCGCCGCCCCGGCCGCGCGCCGCAAGGCGAGGCTGCGCATGGGGACCAACCTGGCCCGCGGTCCCCAGGTGAAGAAGTCCGCCAGGTTCCCCGTACTGGGCGCGTTGATCGCCGACGTCGCCGTCATGGCGGGTCTGGGGTTCCGGGTCGTGCAGCGCGGCACCGAGTTGGTCTTCGAGACCTACCAGGTGACCGACCGCAGCCTGGACATCCGCTTGGACGTGCTGACCGGCACGCTGGCCTCCCAGTCGGTCGCCGTCGCCCCGCCGGGCGCCACGCAGGTGATCGTGGGTGGCCAGGGTGAGCTGACGAACCGGAGCTTCCTCGCGGCCACCACGCCTGAAGCCCTTGCGGCGGAAGCGGAGTGGGGGCGCCGCATCGAGCGGTTCGTGGACCAGCGGCAGACCGACGACCCGGCCGAGTACCAGCAGGCAGCGGACGAGGTGCTCGCCGAGGAAGGGTTCACGGCGGTCGCCATGCGCGCGGTCCCGACCGACGACTTGACGATGCGCTTCGGCATCGACTGGCACCTGGGCGACCGCGTCGCGGCGGTCGTCGGCTCGGGCGAGCTCACGGCCGTGGCGACCGGCTACGTCCTCGTGGTCGGCGCGGGCGGCGTACAGCTCGGCGCGATCCTCGGCGACCCGAGGCAGTTCGACCGGAACGAGACGCTCAACCGGCGCTTGGAGGACGCGCGCAAGCGCATCTCGGCGCTGGAGCGCAACGCAGAGATCGGAACGACCGCCACGGACGACGCGGCGGTCATGAGCCTGATGGGGGTGTGGTAGCGCGTGGCGGCAACGCCGAAGGTGCTGGCACGAACGACGCTGTCCAACACCGGGAGCTTTCCCGTGGCGACCGTGCCTACGGGCAAGCGCTGGGTACTGACGAACCTGATCATCACCCACAGCGGGAGTATCAACGCCGCGAGCGTCTACGTATGGGTCTCGCTCAACGGCACGCCACTCGTCGCCTGGTACGTGCTCGCGCCGGGCAGCGTCTTCACCCTCGACTGCGCCCAGGTGTTGGAGAGCGGCAACCAACTCCAGGCGTGGAGCGACAGCGTGGGACTCGTCGCCATCAACGCCTCCGGAGTGGAGATGGACCTCTGATGGGCATCCATGTCTTCAACGCTCGAAACGGCCCGTTCGTCAATACCACCAAGATGCAGTTCGCCTTGACCGGTGGTGGTGTCAAGTCGGTCGCCTCCGACCGGAGTGTGGCCTGGAGCAGGCGGTTCTTCGCCATCAGCCTGGGCAAGGGGCGCAACTGGACCACGGACGGGCGCTTCGAGATTCTCATGCCCCCTGATGGCACGGTCATCCCCAGCGGATCAGGCGGAACGGGCGTCACCGTGACGTCCGGGCGCATCCCCATGCCCCTGTTCTCGTCGTTGTGGTACGTCCTGCCCCTGGGTCGGGACAAGGTCACACGCAACGACAACTTCCGCATCACCGACTACCTCGACCCCGGAACCTGGGACACCCCTGATCACTGGATCTTGTTGGCCACTCGCAACGAGGACGCCAACGGCACGCCCCCGGTCAAGTGGGGTACGGGCGAATTCGGCGACTACTGGCGTCCGCTGTCCTTGCTCAACGGCTGGGTCAACTACGGCGAGGAGTGGGCCACCGCGGCGTACCGCGCGGGAGGTGGCGGCCTGGTGGAGGTCCGCGGCCTGGTCCGCTGGGGCACCGCCAACCACGTCGCGACCCTTCCGGCCGGGTACCGGCCCTCGGCCACCCTGCTCACCGTCCAGAACCAGGCCGACACCTTCAACCGGATCGACGTCCGCGCCAACGGCGAGATCCTGCGCCTGGGCAGCGGCAACAACTACATCACGCTGAACGTGGTCTTCCACGCCGACCAGTAGGAGCTGCTGCCCGTGACCGCCCCGAACGCGAGTGCCGTCCCTGGCGTGCCGCTGCGTCTGCTCGGCTGGGAGTACGACCACGCTGCGGACATGATCCTCGGCGTCTTCACCGACGCCCCCGCGGCCGACGACCCCAACCCTGCGGCCTTCCAGCCTGCGCTGCGCTACGTCGTGGCCCTGGAGGTCATCGCGAGCGAGATCCACGCGCTCGCCGAGCAGCCGGAATCCCCGGCGCCCGAGCCGGCCCCCGCCTAGCTTCCCGTCCCCGAAGCCCCCTGCGCCACGTTGCGCGGGGGGCTCCGCCTTGTCTCCAGGAAGGCCCGCAGTGGCAGTTACCTCCTTCCCGTTCGACGACCAGAGCACCACCGAGGCCCAGTACAGCGCGCTGTTCCGCGAGCTCCAGGACTCCGGTGTCGTGGACTCGGCGACCGGCTCCGGCTTCGCCGTCTCCGCGGACGCGGGCGGCATGTATGTCTGGGTCCAGCCCGGCTTCGCCATCGTGCGCGGCCATGCCGTGCTGAGCACCGCCGTGGAGCAGATCCCTATCCCCGCCGCGGAGTCCCTCGCGCGCACCGACCGCATCGTGCTGCGCCTGGACCCGACGCAGAACAAGATCAGCCTGGAGCCGCTGAAGGGCGAGCCGGGCGCAGGCCCGCCCCCGCTGACCCAGACCGACTCGGGTGTCTACGAGGTGCCGCTGAGCAAGGTTCCGGTCACGGTCGGCGCGACCAACATCGGCACCACCACCCCGCAGGACGACCGCCAGTTCGTCGGCAGCCGCGTGCGGGTGTGGCGCACCGAGACTCGGCCGAGCGACCCGCGCCTGGGTGTCTTGGGCCTGAACCAGAGCACCGGACGGTGGGAGTGGCACAACGGCACGACGTGGGTCGATCTCGCCCCGGTCATCGTGTGGGAGACCATCGAAGGCAAGCCGGGCACGTTCGCCCCGGCCCCGCACCGCCACCACTGGAACGACCTGGACGGCAAGCCGACCTCGTTCACCCCGGCCGCGCACTCCCACACCTGGGACAGCGTCACGGGCAAGCCCTCGGCGTTCCCTCCGACCGGCCACACGCACGGCAAAGGCGACATCTCCGGACTTCAGGCCGACCTGGACTACCTCGTCAACAGCAAGTCCTGGGCCGACCACGGCCACGGCCAGTACGCCACGTGGGGTCACCGGCACGGCGGTGGCGACATCGACGGCCACGTCTCCCGCGCCTGGGGCACCGACCGCGTCCACACCAACGGGCCGGGGCCGGGGCCCTGGTACGCCGCGTGGGTGGACGGCAACCGCAACTTCTGCCAGAACACCAGCGCGAGGCGGTTCAAGGAGAACATCCGGGACTACTGGATCTCCCCTGAGCGCGTGCTCGCGCTACGCCCGCGGGTCTACGACCGCAAGAACACCGACCACAAGGACGAGCTCGGCCTCATCGCCGAGGAGGTCAACGAGACGCTGCCGGAGATCGTCCAGCGCAACGAGGACGGCGTGATCATGTCCCTGCGCTACGACCTGCTCGGCGTCGCCCTCCTCCCGGTGGCGCAGGACCAGCAGGCGCGCATCGAGCGCCTGGAGCAGCTCGTCGCCGACCTCCTGGAGCGTGGCGCGTGAGCGACGCCGTGATCACCGCACTCATCACGTCCGGCTTCGCCTTCCTCGGCATCGTGGCGGGCCTGCTGAAGCGGCAGGACAAGAAGCTGTCCGAGGTCAAGGAGCACACCGCCGAGGCGCGCAAGCAGGTGCAGAACAGTCACTCGACGAACCTGCGCGACGACCTCGACAAGGTCATCTCCGGCCTGGGTCAAGTGCTCGCCGGGCAGGCCCGCCACGACGAGGCGCTGCGGCAGCACGGGCAGGAGATCGGCGGACTGCGCCGCGACCTGACCCACGAGCGGGCCGAGCGCCTGGCCGTGTCCGAGCGGCTCGACCGGCACATCGACAGCGTCGAGCGCTGACCCGCCCCACTTCCGCGAGGCCCTGCCACCAGCTCGACGGCGGGGCCTCGCGGCGTCTTCACCGACCCCACATTGAAGGAGAACGCCACCGTGGCTTCCACCCCGACCACCCCGACCAAGGCCCTCGTGATCCGCGGCGCGATCGTCACCGCGATCACCGGCCTCATCCACACCCTTGTCGTGCTCGGCGTCCTGCCGCTGTCCACGGAGGCCGAGGGCGCCATCGCTGACGTTGTCGATCAGCTCGGCACCGCCGTACTGATCGTCTGGCTGGGCGGCGCCGTGATCCCGTCCGGCGACGGCACCGACAAGGGCTGACGCCGGATACGCGAAAGCGCCCCACCTGCTGGTTCCTCCAGTAGGTGGGGCGCTTTCGTCGTCTGCCGGGTCAGGCCCTTTCGGCCTTCTCCCGCTCGATGTCCTCCATAGTCTTGACCTGAATGTCTCTGCGACGCACGGCTGCGGTCTTGGGCCTTGTGGCCTTGGTCTTGGACGTTGTGGCCTTCTGCGGCTTCGGCTTGGGCACGTCGGTGGCGAACAGGGCTTCGAGGGGTGCAGCGTGCTCGTCGCACAGGTCCGGGTTCGCCGTCGCGCCGTCGTCCAGGCGTCTGATCTCATAGCTGTTGGCCGGTTTGTCCTGGTCCTGACACACGTCGCACACGGTGAGCGTGAGCTTCATGACTGTGTTCCATCTCCCTCTGTTCACTCGAACGGACTAGGCTCACCTACTCGCAGGTGTGTAACCTTGACAGTCAGTTGATCAACGTGTCAAGGTTACACACATACGGTAGCCGAGTCGCAACTAACACAGCGGAGAGGGGAAGTGTCATGCCCGCGTCGAAGATCCAGGACGCGCAGGAGGTGGTTCGTTGGATTGAGGAGGGCAAGACCTACGCCTGGATGGTTCAGCAGTACAAAGAGAAGTACGGCATCGACACCACGATCACGATGTTCTCCAACTTCCGTAGGCGACGCGGATTGGAGCCGCGCATCGCGCGTGACCCGAACCTGGTCCCGTGGAAGGTCGAGGACGAACACGGCTGGAAGACGCCGCTGACACTGCTACGCCTGGAGGGGCGTCGGCGCAGCGGCCTCCCCCTGCGGCCGATCGACGTGACCCGCCTGGACAACTGGCTCGAATGGTTGGCGGAACAGGGCGCGGTCGTCCACTACGACCCCGACACTCCGGAGGGGTTCCACTACGTGAAACGTGAGGAGGGGGATGACGACATCATCCGGCGTCCACCCGACGAGCGTGACGGGCTTCGCCCATCCGATGACATTGAGTGACATGAGACCCCTCCCCCGATCGAGACGCATCGTCACACAGACCGCAGTTTTGCGGCAAGCGCTATCCGACACCATCTTGCATCCTCGCAGCGCCCCGAGCCTCGGCCGGGGCGCTGTCCGTTTTCCGCCGAACACCTGTGCGAAAGCTACTGCGCCGTAGGGGGTAACACGAGTCGCGCAGTTGCCGATGTTCGAGACAAACCATCATCACGTAGAGCGATCAAGGTCGTGGTTGTTTGCGCTAACACCGCCTCGCGTCTCGGACCCGTTGACACGTGATCGACGGACGGGTAGAACTGCCCCTGAATCTCTCAACTTACACACCGGAGGTTGTGCCCTCGTGCGCACTGCACCACCTTCCCCCGCGGCGTCCCGCCAGCGGGACGAGCTCGCCTCCACTCGGCCGCCCCTCGCCAACGAGGCGGGCGCCGTCGCATTGCTGACCGCCGAAGCTGTCGGTCAGGTCCGAGTCCACCTCGACGTCGAGGCGTTCGACTTCCACATGGATGTCGCACCCGACGCCGACATGCGGTGGGTGAGGGCCTCCCTCGCCTACCTGAAAATGCTCGGCTACGAACCAATCCCGCTGGACGAGGCCGACCCCGAGCTGCTCGACGACGACTGGGTCCGGCGCTACTTCGTGCCGATCGAACCGGTCGAGCACCGCAGTGAGCTCGTGATCGTCGCGCCGCGGGTGGCCGCTTGACCATCGAGGTACCGAGCCGCCTGTCCTATTCCTCTCTCTCCTCCTACGCCGAGTGCGGCGAGCGCTGGCGCCTGGAGCGCGGCCACAAGCTCAACGCCTCGACCTGGTTCGCCACCGTCGCAGGCTCAGCGGTCCACGAGATCACCGAAGCGCACGACCTGATCGAGGTCGGCCGCCGCGACGGCGACGTGCCCGAGTTCAAGCCGGTCTTCGATCGCCTGCTTGCCAAGGAGCGCGAGCTCGGCCGCGAGGTCAAGCCCTCGGGCAAGAAGCTCAAGAACATCGGCCCGTCCGGCGGGCCGAACAAGAAGGACTACGACTGGTGGCTGATCTACGGCCCCCTGTACGTGGAAAAGTGGCTGGCCTGGAAAGCGGCCAGCGACTGGAAGATCGCGATCCTGCCGGACGGCAGCGTCGGGATCGAGGTCATGGTCAACGACTCGATGGCGGGGGAGGACTTCCTCGGCTTCATCGACCGGGTCTACATCACCCCGCAGGGGCAGATCGTGATCATCGACCTCAAGACCGGGTCGGTGCCGATGTCCTCGCTCCAGCTCGGCAGCTACTCCGTGGCCCTGTGGCGCAAGTACGGGCTGTTCGCGGAGTGGGGCGCGTACTGGATGGCGAGCGACGGCGAGCTGACCCCGCTGAAGGACCTGACGGCGTACTCCGACGAGTACATCGACGAGCAGTACGCGATGGCCTGGCGAGGCATCCGTAACGGCGTTTTCCTTCCGAACGTGACGTCACTGTGCAACGGCTGCGGCGTACGCGCCTACTGCCGCGCAGTCGGCGGCCTGCGCTCCAACGAGCTGCCGATCCGGGACGACCTGATCCTCAAGCCCGCTGTGAACCAGGTCACGGACTCTCAAGTTGCACACTCTGGTCCAGGTGTGTAAGTTGAGAGATACCAAGCGAGAGGAGCTCACAGCCCAGTGAGTAGCGAGAGCAAGGCCCGCGGCATCACGGTCACCATCAAGTACGGCAAGGGCTACGAGGAGACCTGGGCGGTCTTCAACGGCCTGCCGGACGAGGTTCGCGCGGACCTCATCAGGTACTTCGGTCTGGACGAGTACGCGGCGAGCGGCCTGACGCTCAACGAGCTGGTCATCAACGCGACCAAGGTCGCGCACGGCGGCCCGATCCCGATGCCCACACAGGCAGCGCAGGCCGCGCCCGACGAGGCGCAGGTGATGCAGCTCCTGAAGGACGAGCTCGGCGCCCGCCCGATCCAGGAGCCGGCCCCGAAGGGCGACCCCTGGGCGGACGCCGGAAGCTCGGCCGGGTCGCCGCCCTGGGACATCTCGGAGAAGCCCGCCGTGAACCCGATGCTCGCCCAGATCGAGGCGTGCAAGTCCGTGCCGGAGCTCCAGCGCCTGTGGGCCGAGAACCAGGCCGCCTTCCAGGACGGCGCCCTCATGGACGCCTACAAGGCCAAGGGCCGCGCGCTCAAGGCCGCGGCCTGATCCCAGGCCCATCTCCCCGTCCTTCCCGCTCGTACCACAGAGGAGAACCTCCACCCGTGCTGAAGAAGCTGCTGAGCGGCCACCCCGCCGAGCCCGCCGAGCCCAACCTCGATGAACGTTCCGCCATCGCGGCGGCCCGAGCCGAGTCCGCGAAGTCCGTCTTCAAGACGACCATCGACGAACTGGAGGCCGCGGCCCGCGAGCAGGAGCTCGTCGCGCAGCTCGCGCAGGAGGAGATCGAGGAGCTGGCGGGCACCGCCTCCTCGGCCGCGTTCCAGGCCGCGGACAACCGCGCAGCCGCAGACAAGCTGCGCCAGCTCATCGCCTGACAGGGCTTGCCTTTTCACCGCCGGGTGTGTAAGTTGAGAAGTGCATCCGGCGGCATCTGGCCCGCCCTTTTTTAGAAGTGAGTGTGTAACCTGAGAGGTTACCTCCTTCACCGCATCACCTTTCCTCATCGCCGAACACAGGGAGTACCCACACAGTGCTGAACTTCGTTGACATCCCCCAGCAGTCCGGCGGCTGGTTCAAGCCCTCGGAGCACCAGGGGGCAGTCGCGATCCTCGTCGAGGTCAAGGGCTTCGACCGGCAGCGCCCCACCCCGAACGGCCCGAAGGACAGCGCCCTCACGGACCTGTCGATCTTCAACTCGCAGGCCGACCTCGACGCCGGTACCCCGACCGAGGTCAAGGGCGTGCGCATCGAGCAGACCGTCCTGGCTCGCGACCTCGCGGGCCTGGTCAACTCGGCCACGGTCGTCACCGTGACCCAGGTCCCGAACAAGAAGCCGGGCGCCCACCCGGCGTGGGTGTGGCGGCCGGTCGAGCGCGCGGTCATGCAGAAGGTCGTCGAGTACGCGAACAAGCGCGAGCAGGCTGTCCAGGCGGCCGTGGCGGCGGCGCCGGACTTCGACTGATGGCCGAGGCGCAGCAGGGGACGAGGCGGGCCTCCCGGTCCGCCTCTCCCCCTGTCCCCAGCGTGAGTCGGCTCGTGCACTACTCGACCGACCCGGACGGCGCGACGCGCGCCGCGCTCATCACCGACGTCCACGAGGACGGCTCGACGGCGGACCTGTTGGTGTTCAACCAGGTCGCCCCGTACGTGCACCCGCTGCCCGGCGTGCCGTTCGCGATCGAGCCCGCCCCCGGTCACTACAACTGGCCCCCGCGGGCCTGAGAGGAGGCGTAGCAGTTGCTCACGCCCTCGCGGTCGCTGAGCCTGCACGCCGAGTCCGGCCGTGAGCTCCCCAGGGTGGCGGCATTCCAGTCTCTCTACGACATGGGATGCCGCCCCCGGCACGGGGAAGTCATCATGATCGCCGGACGAAGCGGCACGCAGAAGTCGGGTCTGGCCCTGTTCTGGGTCGCCAGCATGAACCGCCCCACCCTCTACTTCTCCGCGGACATGAGCGCCTTCACGGCCTCGTCGCGGCTCGCCTCTATGGCGTCGGGCGACACCACGGAGATGGTCGAGGCGGGCATGGCGGCGGGCGGTCACCACCGCCAGCGCTACCTGGACGCCCTCGCCGGAAGCCGCCTCACCTTCTCGTTCGGCTCGCCGATCACCTGGCGCGCGGTAGACGAGGAGATCGAGGCGTACATCGAGCTGTGGAACGCCTACCCGGAAGTGATCGTCTTCGACAACCTCATGGACTTCGAGGGCGCGGAGAGCGACTACACCGAGCAGATGGCGGTGATGAGCTCGGCGACCGAGCTCGCCCGCGCCACGGGCGCAACGGTGATCCTGCTCCACCACGCCAGCGACAAGTCCTGGGAAGCCAAGAGTGACCCGTGGGCGCCGCCGTCGCGCGACCAGGTCAAGGGCGGCCTGTCGGAGAAGCCGGAGCTGTCGCTCTCGGTGGCACTCGACCCGACGTCGCTGATCTACAGGATCGCCGTCATCAAGCAGCGCATGGGGCCCTGCGACCCCACCGCTCGCACCTACGCGACGTTGCGGTGCGAGCCCGACAAGACCCGTTTCCACGCCCTCGACGCCACCAACCCGGCGCTGGTCGGGGTGTCGCTGTGATCTTCAACGACCGCACCGGAGGTGTGACCCAGTGACCGACATCGCGAAGCGGAACGCCGCCAACCGGCGGCGCGGCGCGCAGTGGCAGAGCGACCTCCGCAACGGCCTGCGCGAGCACAACCTCGACGTCGAGCGCCTCGTGCTCACCGGCAAGGAGGACGAGGGCGATCTCGTAGTGCGCGACTTCGCGCGGCCCGGCGAGTTCGTCGTGATCGAGGCCAAGGCGGGCCAGCTCCACGTCACGGACTTCGTCCGCCAAGCCCTGATCGAGGGCGGGCACTTCGCCGCCCACCGCAACCTCGACCGGGCGCGCGTCGCCAGCATCGCCGTGGTCAAGCGCCGCGGACTGAACTGGAAGGACGCGCTCGTGCTCACGACCGTGGGCGACTACTTCGGGTTGACCAGGTGACGGACGAGCACCTGGAGCCCTACCTCGACGTCATCGACAACGTGGTGGACCAGCTCCTCCGCAAGGCCCACCTGTTCGGCGGCGAGTGGGAGGAGTGGCTGGCCCTGCGCGACTGGCCGCAGGGCGGCAACAACTCCGCGACCGTGAACTTCGAGATCGACGCCCTTCTGGCGGCCGACGACGACGGCGAGCACTGGGGCGTCCGCCAAATCCGCGCCGCCGAGATCCTGTTCGACGTCGAGCAGCCGCCCCCGACGCTGGCCGAGCTCGGCTACGACCGCGCCACCGGAACCCTGCGGGGTCGGAGGCTCGCGTGAGCGACGACCAGCGCCCGGACCTCGGCGCGTTGCTCGACCACTACGGCGTCGAGCACACCGACCGCGCCACCCAGATGGTCCGGTGCCCGCTCCACGAGGACAACACCCCCTCCTGCTCCATTCACCTGGAGAAGGGCCTCTGGCGCTGCCATTCATGCGGCGGAGGCGGGAGCAGTTACGACCTGATCATGCGGAAGGAGAACGTCGATTTCCTCGGAGCACGAGCCTTTGCAGCCTCTCTCAACATCCCAGCGGGAAGCGCTGGAGGAGGCGGTGAGCTCGTATCAGGAAGCGCTTACGGCGGACGCCGCAAGGTGGCTGGCCGGAAGGGGGCTCAACCGGGAGCAGGCGGTTACGTTCCGGCTTGGCGTCGTCGGTGAACCCCACCCCGGCCACGGCAAGTACCGCGGGTTCCTGGCGATCCCGTACCTCGACCACAACGGGAAGCCGCTGACCGTGCGGTTCCGCTGCCTGGCGGAACACGACCACAGGGCGTACTTCCACGGCAAGTACATGACCCTGAAGGACGACCCGCCCCGGATGTTCAACGTGGGCGCGGTGCACCGGGCAGCCGACGAGATCCACGTGACCGAGGGCGAGCTCGACGCGGTCGTCCTGACGATGCTCGGCCTGCACGCGGTTGCCATCCCCGGCGCCGAGATGTGGATGCCCCGACACCGCCGGATGCTTGCAGGCTTCTCCCGCGTGTGGGTCTGGGGCGACCCGGACGACGCGGGCGCCGAGTTCACCAACCGGGTCGCGCGCTCGCTGCGCGCGGCCAAGGGCGTCCGCCTGACCCTCGGCGACGTCACCGACACCTACCTGAAGGCCGGGCCCTCGGCCCTGCTCGACCTGATCAAGCCCAAGGAGCTGGCCGCCGCGTGACCCTTCGCAAGGCGCTGCGCGTCCTGACCGGACGACCCTCGTACGCCGTCACCGTGACCCTCGGCCACCGCTTCGACGGAAACCCCGGCGTCACCCTCTCGGTTGGTGGCCGAGACCCGTGGTGCTTCGACGATCCCGAGGCGCTCCGGCGCCTCCACGACCAGCTCCTTCCCGCGATCGACCACCTGGAGGGCAACACCCCGTGACGCTGACCTACGACGAGCTCGTCCGCCGCAACGAGGCGGTCCGGCTGACCAACAACACCCTGTCCCTCGTGCGCGGCGAGCGCATCAGCCAGGACGCCCAGTGGGGCGTGCTGGACCATCCGGACGGCACGGGCCCCGCGTTCGCCGCGATGCTCAAGGACTGGCGCGAGTACGTGGACATGGCGGCGACCTACGGGATGCTCACCTGGCGCGACATCCTCGTGGAGGAGCTGTTCGAGGTGCTCTGCGAGCAAGACCCCGAGCGCCTCGGCACGGAGCTGGTCCAGCTCGCTGGCGTCGCGGTGGCCTGGCGCGAGCACCTGCACCGCCGCGGAGCCGCGCCCGTCGTGGCGGCAGCGTGACCGCCGGTCTCACGCACGGGGCCATCGCCCAGGTGCGCCGGGCCGAGACGCCCGACGAGCTGGTGCTCGCGCAGTACTGCGACCACGACGGCGACGGCGACGCGCACTGGTGCTACTTCGGCACCGACTGGACCGACCGCCCCGAGGACGTCACGGTTGTAAACCGCGCCCTGGTCGTCCTGCTGTGATCGCAGGCTTCTCGCATGGCGACCTGGCCTACGTCCTGCGCTACGGCGAGGACGAGCCCGAGCTCGGCCAGTTCAACTTCACCAGCCAGGGCGGCTACTGGGCGTTCTTCGGCTCCGACCAGATCGACTTTCCACAGGACGTGACCGTCCTCCGACGAGCGGTGGTGCTTCCCGAGTGACCGAACAGCTCAAGGACTGGCGCGGCACTCCGATCAAGGAGTGGCAGACCGTGATCTACGGAGCCCCGGTCGGTCGCAGCGTCGCGATGGTGGAAGGCACGGTCGTCGGCTTCACGCCGAGCGGTCGCGTGTGGATCGAGGTCAAGCACCGGGCGTACGGCGGTTGGGGGGCCGAGCGGAAGCCGCGCGTGCACGTCGGCCCTGACCGGCTGACCGTCGTGACCGAGCTGCCCCCCACCAGCCTGCCGACCGAGGCCGAAGCCGCCGCGGCCGAGAAGGCGAGGTTGCGGGACAGCTACCTGGAGCGGCTGGCCGAGCTGAAAGCGGGCGCAGCGCCGCGCGGGGCGTGGGAGACCACCGAGTACGTCAGCCACCAGATCGCGCGGTACTCGTGACCGAACCCCTTCCCGGCGCGCCGGGCCCCACCCTCGCGGCCCTCTGGGACGGCCTCAGCCCCGTCCAGAGGGCCGCTCTGCGCCCGCACCTACTCGGCAACACGTCAGCCGACTGGCTGACCGCCGTCCTGCGTGAGCACGGGCACACCGTGTCCGCCTCCACCATCCGCAACTACAGGCGAACACATCGCCAGAAGGGGGGTGTCCACATTGGCTGACAACCTGACGGAGCAGCTCCTCGCCAAGCCGGTCGGCCCCACCATCGCCCCGCGAGCGACCAATCCCGAACGGGACTTCACGCGCCAGGTCGAGGTCTCCGGCGACACCGCCGAGGTCACCGTTCGCAGCGACGTCCAGGTGGACGAGAGCGCCGCGGCCAACTTCCTACGGGAGCAGGGCGAAGACCCCTTGCTGTGGGAGGTGACCGGGTTCCGCGCCTCGGAGTGGACGATGGCCAACGGCTCGACCGGCGTCTCCACGAGGTACTCCTTTGCCCGACGCGGCACCGTCGCCAGCGCCGAGCGCCCGCCGCTCGACGAGCTGTTTGCCGAGATCCGCGCGCAGAAGCCGGCCGCCAAGCGCGCCGAGGGTGACCACGGCTTCATGGTGGCACTGGGCGACACCCAGTTCGGCAAGATCGACGGCGACGGGGTTGAGGGCACGCTGAAGCGCGCCATCGACGGCATCGACCGCGCGGCCGAGCTGCTGGAGCTCCACCGCCTGCGCTTCGACATCGGACACGTTCACCTCGCCTGGCTCGGTGACCACACCGAGGGCTTCGTCTCGCAGGGCGGCTCGAACGTCTGGCGAACCCGGCTCACGCAGACCGAGCAGATCCGGCTGCACCGCCGCGTGATGCTCCACGCGCTGCTGACCTTCGCCCCGCTCGCCGAACGGCTGACCCAGGCCGCGGTGCCCGGCAATCACGACCAGGCGGTCCGCATCCAGGGCAAGGGACTGACCCGCTACGACGACAGCCACGACACCGAGTCCCTGATCGCCGTCGCCGACGCCGCGCAGCTCAACCCCGAGGCGTTCGGGCACGTGGAGTTCTTCGTCCCCGAGACGGACGAACTGACCGTCGTGCTGCCGGTCGCCGGGACCGTCGTGGCTCACGCGCACGGCCACCAGTGGAAGCCCGGCAAGCACTTCGAGTGGTGGAAGGGCCAGGCGTTCAACACAGCCTCCCCGATGCACCAGGCGGACCTTCTGTTGGCCGGTCACCTACACCACGAGCACATCGACAGCGACGGCCGTCGCCTGTTCATCCAGCCGCCCGCACTGGAGTCGGAATCCACGTGGTGGCGGCACGCCAAGGGCACGACCGGCCACCCCGGCTTGATCGTCGCCGTAACCAAGGACGGGGCTGTAGGGCCCCTGGAGGTGGTTCGTTGATCGACCTGATGGACTGGGACCTGGCCCAGCTCGAACCGGTGCGCGGAGCGATCGACATCGCCGCCACCAGCGTGGTCAGGGACTTCGGGCACGTCGTCGAGCTGGACGACCTGAAGCAGGAAGCGGCGATCCTCGTCGCCAGCAACCCGGCCAAGGTCCGCGACTACCTGGCGGACGAGGAACACCCGAGTCACCTCATCCGGTGGATCTGGTCGCGGCTCAGGGACCAGATCCGACCCCTGGTCCGCAGGGCCAACCAGACCGTGTCGCTGACGCGCGTGGAGGCGACGCACCAGTGACCTACACCCCGGAGCAGGTCGAGCGACTTCTGCCGACCGTCTGGGGCGGGACGTGGGCCTGGGGGCGGCAGAACCCCCAGGCCCCGGACCCGGACATGCCCCGAGCAACGAGCGTGGCCTCCCAGGGCGGCACCTACTGGGCCCACCTGGCGGACATCCGCATGGCCTGGCGCACCGCCTGGGCCCTGACCCGTGAGATGCGGGTCGCGCTCCTCCTGACCTACGGCTGGGGCTGGACGCAGGAGGAGATCGCCGAGCACGAGCAGGTCAGCCAGCGCGCGATCAGCAAGCGCATCGCCCGCGGCTTGGAGCTGCTCGCATACGCCATGAACGAGCCGGACGCCAGGAGGACTGCCGCGTGACCGCCCAGAACACCTCGATCGACCGGCGCCCGCCGGGCAGCACGCCCCCGATCGCCCCCACCGTGTACGCCAGCCGCGTGCCGAGCCGCTCGCCGAACTGGAAGGTGCACACCACTCTCGGCCGGGCCCACGCCGCGGTCGCCTGGAGTCCCTACAGCGGTGCGCGCGGCGGCGAGGTGTGGAAGCTCGTCGAAGGCGAGTGGAAGCTCCTCGACACCGTCGAGTCCGGAACTTCTGCCGACGCGCTGCCGTGGCACGCCGGAACTTCCGCTCGCTGAGCCTCGCCGAGAGGCCGGAAGGACGAAGCCCCCTACCCCTGACTCGGGGTAGGGGGCTTCCGTCGTTTGGGGAGGAAGTACGTGGTGCGGCAGCTCGACGCCGGGAAGCCGCCGGACCTTGTCCAGGGCCTGGCGATGTGTGTAACCTGAGATGGTCTTAGTGAAGCGAGCCCAGGCGGTGCCGCCAGCACCGGTCCTGGGCTCTTGATCGGGAGAGGTCCCCGACCCATGCAAGAGCGTACTTCGGCGTGCCCTGGCACGCCCAAACGGAGCCGTACGGAGCGCGCCGAGCGCGCCGTGCAGGTCTCCATCCTCGCCCTCGTCGGCAGTGCCGCGGGCGTGGTGAGCTTCTCGCACGTGCACCAGTGGTCGATGACCCACCTACCCGCAGGGACTCCCAGCGCCTTCGGCTGGGTCAACGCGGCAGTCTCCGAGCTCGTGCCCATCGGCGCGCTGATCACCATCCGCCAGCGGCGACGGACCGGGCGCAGCATCATCTACCCCGCCGCGATCCTCGTCGGCGCAAGCTTGCTCTCCCTCGCCGCTCAGCTCGCCGTCGCCACGCCGAGCCCTTCGGGCTGGCTGCTGGCCTCGGTTCCGACGCTGGCGTTCATGGCGCTCTCCAAGCTTGTCCTGGCCGAACTTCCGGTCGGTACTTCGGGGCCAAGTGGACAGGTTGGGGACTCGGGCTTGCCCGAGGTTCCGGCGCCGTCCGAGGTTCGCCATGTTCCGGTTGCTCAAGCTCCGCAGAAGCGGGCGCCGGAACTTCCTGCCACCGAGCCCGAGGCGGAAGTTCCGGCCAAGACACGGGGGCCGGAGCCGCGCCGCGTGGAGCCGGAAGTTCCGGCCGTGGCCGTCGTGCCGATCGAGCAGGCGCAGGAAGGCAGGCGCAAGCGCGTGCCCGCGGAAGTGCTGCGCGCCAGGGCGCTGGAACTCCTTGCGTCCCCGGACAGGCCCACCAAGGCGGCCGTGGCCGCCGAGCTCGGCGTGTCCGACCGCAGGCTGCGCCAGGTCTTGAGCACAGACGACGGAAGGGGGGTCGAGGGCGCCGAGCTCGCCTGGACCGCCACGGCGAGGTAGCCGGAAACGCAATAAGCCCCCTCTCGGCATCGAGAGGGGGCTTCTGTGTTCCGTTGATCAGCGGACAGCCGCAGGGCTTCGCGGGCATGCAGCACCGCCGGTCACGAGCTGCCATGAGCGGCACGCTCGGTTGAACGCAGCGAAGCCCCCACCCTGAATCGGGTGGGGGCTTCGCTGTTCGAGGAGGTGCAACCGGGATCGCTCGTAGAACACTGGGGCGCCTGCGACCAGTTCAGGCCACTTTGAGTACTTGGGTGATCTTCAGACGAAGGTCGGAGGCCCCCGGCAGGGCGACGTGGCGCGTCAGCGCCGTGTGAATCTCCGCAAGGTCGTCCCTCGCCCGCTTCGACTTCAGCGGGGCTTCAGCGCTCAGTGCGTCACGGGCGTGTGCAACGCCCTGGCTGGCGTCGCCGACCTTAAGCTCCAGGATGGCCAGCTTGCTGAGCGCGAACGCCCGTGCACGCGCTTGCGTTGGCGTGTAAGAGGCGACCGACTGCCGCAGGCGGTTGCGAGTGTCGTCGACATGGCCGCCTGTGAGCGCCACATCAAGGAGGCCATGTCCGGTGTCACCGGCCAAGGCGGCTGAACTGAAGTACGTAATCCACGGCGGATCGTCGTTGGGATTCCGGTTACTGAAATGGTCTTCGGCGGCGAGCACCGCACCGTAGGCTTCTTCTCCCCGATTACCCATCTTCGCCAAGGCGCGAGCGCGCACAGTGGACAACATTGCGCGAACAGTCGCGGTTTGCCGATCCTGGCGAACCTGGGCGAGCTCGATGAGGCTTAGCCCGTCGTCGGGGCGACCGACATAGATTGCTTGACGGGCCATGTCGGACAGGACGTTGGCTCGTAGGCCCCAGTCGTTCGCCTGCTCAGCGCAGTACAGCGCCAAATTAAAGTGCTGGCGCGCGTCATCGTGGTAGCCCGCGTCAAAAGCCCCCCAGCCAGCGATGTCCGCCAAAAAGCCAACCGAGCGGTACAGGTCATCTTTTACACGGCCTGTCGAATCCGCTTTCAACAAGCCTGTCGCCCATTTCACCTGTTCGGCAATCGCAGCTCTGCACGCGCCGCCGCCGTACAGATCTTGCCAATCACCGAAGGTGCTGATGGCATGGTCTATCTGCTGAACGTCGGTAGCGCCTACACGCGATGGAGTGTCTCCAGCGGCGGCACGGCTGAGCGCCTCGGCGACAGGGTTGCCGAGAGCCGCGCTTGCCACGGTGGCGACCACCCCACGAAGAAACATCTGCCGCTTCACGTCGTCACCCTCTCGGACATCCTCGAACGGACCCACTACCGGGCCTCCGACGGTAGCCGCTTTGCGGCGAGCCGGGTAGAACCCGAGGTCGGCATCCGAGCGCGCCCCCAGCACGACGCACAGTGCGCGCCTGTAATGCCGGTTAGGCCACGTATGGACGCCGCGTTCCAGCTTGCTGATGTAGTCGGCGTCCATCGCGCCAGGCGCGCCCGTATCTGCCTCCACCTGCGCGTTTGCACGTTCGGCCAACCCCGCCTGCGTCAGCCTGAGCGCGGTGCGAAACGTGGTGAGTCGCCGATTTGGCACGCTGGACACCCTGCCACCCCTCTGTGCTCGCCTCCTAGCTCAGCGTAGCCCTTCGGCAGGTCGAACAGGCGCACCTGCGACCAAACCTCCGTCCAAGCCTCCTAGTAGGGCTCTGGGCATCCCTGCCATCCAACACGCCTACAGGCGTGTTCCGCATTCACCTGGCCAACCTCTGTTCCTGGTCACACCATTCCACAGCAAAATTGCTTAGGCGGGCCGGTAAATGAACGACAGTCGGCATCCGCCTAATTCGAGAAGCATCCGGTTTGGAGACCTGAATGAACGCTGACGTGCAGTTCGGCAGAGGCAGGGGCGGGGCCGGAACGGGGCCAACCGAAGGCCACGGAAAGGATGGTGGGGAAAAGACCCCGAGCGGCAAGAACCCAGGCCCGCCGAGCCTGCCGCCCAACCCTGACATGCCCGGCAAGTAGTGAGCCGGCACCGCCGCGGAGCGCAGCGCGATTGCGTCGTGCGCGGCGGGTGGGGTCGTGTGGCGATCAGCTATCCACCAACACAGCCACACGGCCCAACTCGTCCAGGCAGCGCCTACGTGTCTTCGCTATCTCGGTGGCACCCGCCCGGAGATCAACCGGCCGGGTAGCCGCCGCCCGACTATGCAGAGTCGCCGCTTTCTCGACCTTTCAGCAAGGCCAGAATTTCGCTTACGTCCTTGCGCAATTCGGCGACTTCTTCAGTGAGCTTTGTGAGCTGCTCATCGTTTTTACCGTTCAGTTCGGCCAGTCGGGACTCTAGACCCTTGACGCGGAACTCCAGCCTACTTGTCATATCGAGCATTCTAGCGAGTGGGGCTGATCCGCGGCAGGGTGAGGCCGACGAAGTTGGCCAACGGGCAGGCGCCCCCTAGCTACAGATAAGAGGTCTGGCGGTTTGCCTTCCGACCGGTTACCGGACCGCAACCACGAACGAGGCCGACTGGAGGTGGGTCACCCGATGTTCACGTACCTGCTTGACCACTGGGCTGCCGTCCTGGGTGTGGTAGTTGCTCTCGCCCTGTTCGGCCTCTTCATCTGTCTCCTGCGCACGCCCGCTGGCCAGCACGCCAACATCAGGGGCGCGGCGCTCACCGTGGAGCGGGTGCTGCAAATCAGTGAGGCTGAAGCGCTGGCGAGGCGAGCACGCGAGACAGATGAAGCTGGCGTCGATCCCGACGCGGACACCCTGTTCATCTCGGCGGTCGTACGGCCGTATCTGGCTTACGCCGAGAGACGTCGGGCGGCAGAGCCACCCCTCCGGCGCGGGCGGCTCGGCCCTGCGTTCGCGCAGGAGTGGGCGGCGCAAACGGCGGCCCGGCGCAACACCCCTTTCGGTCAACCGCAAACCCCAACCTGGCTGGATGATCAGACGGCAGCCTGTTCGTCGCCGTAG